CTGGCACCAAGCTGCCGTCTTGCAGAAAGATGGTGAAGCTGTGCCGGTAGCGCTCACGCCAGCCGCTGTCTTCAATGCTCAGGTCAAGCGCCTCAGCTATGCTCAGGCCCGCTGGCACCTCACAGACATGGCGGTCACCCTGAAGCGCGTGCTTGAACAGGAAGAACCTGACCATGGTGTCAGGGCCATAGATTTCACCTGTGCGCGGCTCAAGCGGCTTCATCATTGTAGCGGTAGAACCCGTCTATCTGAGTGCTGAAGCGCAGGCTTTCGTAGCTTTCAATCACCGCCCCAGAACGGTCAATGTGCAGCATGCGCCCATTGCCCACTACTACACCAACGTGAGCGCGCGTGCCCACGTGAAACACCACGCCGTCACCCACGTCAGGCTCAGCGACCCTGAGCCAGTAATCGGGCTTGTTGTCAATCAGCCGCCTGATGATGATGCGGTCAAGGGCGGTGGTGTAGTCCTCACTATAGGCGGGCAGTTCTATGCCCAGCATCTCACGGTAGACCAGCCGCGCCAGCCCCCAGCAATCTGTGCCCGCGTGCGTGCGCCCGCCGTCTTGCCACGGTATGCCCACGTAATGCTCAAAGTCACGGGCTGTCAGCGCTGGCTTCATGCAAACATACCGGGGAACCCCGCAGGGGTGAAAAGACCAGCGGGGATGGGCTCATCTTCAGCCGCGTCAAGGCCCACCTCAAACGTGATGATGTCAGAGTTGCGGGTGTAGCCCCTGATGTCCATAATGGGGAACGGTATCTGCACCAGATCAGGCTGGGTGGCCGTCACGATGTCAATGTCAACGGTGCCGCGCTGTATCATGCTGGCGCACCACGCCACCATGGTGCCGGTGACGTTTTCTATCATCAGGTGCATCCGGGGAGGCCGGTCAGCCACATCTGTGGGCAGGCGCAGGCTCATGGGCTTGTAGGTGTAGGTCTTGCCCCGGCTGATGGTGCCCCAGACCAGTTCAGGCTCAGTGTCCAGCACCTTGGTATTGTCACCGCTCAGGTACAGCACTTCATTGGTGTCTGGGTGCCGCATGATAAGTAGAGCGATTGGCACCTCATCACTTTCCTGCATGTATAGTTGAGTCCTGAAGTTCAGGCTGACGGTTGACTTGCTCATAGTTCAAATATCTCCAACTCCATCATCACCGCCCAGCGGTCACCGCCCAAGTGGCTGGGCTGGGGCGGTGAGCCACCGGCAGCAAACCGGGCAATGGGGTTGGCGTCATTGGGCGTCTGCATGTAGGCGGTGGCCTTGTCATGGCGCTCAAGCTGCGGCGCGGCCAGCCTGATGGTCAGGTCAATTGACGTGCCCACCATGCCGTAAACCTGAAAACGCATCCACGTGCCGTTGACCCCCGCCGCAGGCATTTTCAGCGTTTGCTGGTAACGCTGGTCCTTCAGCAGGTCAGTATCCAGCAGGTCCTTGAAGTTGATGGCTTGGCTGGTCGTCACGGGGTTGTCATACTGCACTATCCTGACATGTGAAACGTTGTCAATTGAGCCGCCAATCAGCCGGGCGTGCAGGCTGGCGGTCCATGATTGGTTGCTGGCGGCTGTCAGCGCCGCAGGGTGGAACAGTATCTCAGCCACGTTCCAACTGCCTGCGGTGCCAGTGGGCACGCCGCTGTAGCGCAGGTCCACATACTGGTAGCCGTCTTCAACACCTATGCCAATCACGCTCTTGTTGATGCCGTTCTGCACACCCGCGCCAGACCAGCTTGTGGGCAGCGTGCCGGGGTTGCCAATCACCGCGCCCGCGTTGCTGCTGTTGGGCAGCCAGTTGCGCCGCCAGCCGTAGCCGAACACAGGGTCAGGGAAGTTGAACGGCAGTTTGCCCTCAAGCGTGCTGGTGCGCCAGAAGTAGCGCAGCGCGATCAGTTGCGCCTTGCTCATGTGCATCACGCCGCCCAGCTTGCGCGGCATGCTACTGGTGCGTGAGCGGATCAGCGCCGGGCCCAGTTCAGGGTTGGTGGTCAGGCGGTTGTCAGCAAAGCTGTCTTGGTAGCCGTCTGCGTGAAACTGCTGAGGCAGGCTGGTGGGCCAGAGTTGCGGCATGGGCTCACCTCATCTTCATGCGCTCTTGCAGACCGAACTTGCCGCGCATGGCATTGTTGGTTGCTGAGCCGCGCTGGTCAATGTTACTGGCCTGCATGCGGTCAAGTATGAGGTCCATAGTGACGCCCTCATTGCCCTCGGTCTGCTTGGTCTTGACGTTGACGCCAGCGTAGTTGTGCACGTTGACGAACATCTTGCCACCCAGCGTGGCCTGCGCCGCCGCCATAGACGGAAACACCGGCTCACCCTGCCGCAGCACGGCCGGGTATTCATCAGCCGCAAACATGTTGCCACCGTGCAGGCGCACGGCATCGCGCCATGGTGCCATGCTGGCAAAGTGACGTGAGACGCGGCTGCTGATGCCCACGTTGCCGCTGTGGTACAAGCCGCCAGAACCACCCTCAATGGCCGCCGTGGCGGCCGGTGAAATCTCCCACATCTCAGCGTGGCTTGCACCGCCGCCAAACAGGCCCCCTAACAACTGGCTGAGAATACCACCGCCGCCACCGCCGCCCGGTGCCGCAGGCGCGGCTGGGAACTTGGTCAGCGCCTCAGCCGCCTTGGCCGCGCTGCCGCTCATGTCACCCACGCTGTCTGCCGCTGATTTGGTGGCCCGCGCAGCGTCAGTCATTGCGCTTGTGGTCTTGGTTGTGGCCTCAGTGGCCTTGACCGTGGCTCTGGTCATGTCTTCTGTGGCTGCGGTATGGTCATCACCGCTGCCGCCGTACTGCTTGAATGCAGCCTGCGCGTTGCCGTAGCGGCCACGCCAGTTGTGGATGTTCTCAGGGTTGTCCCATGAGAAGCCTTGCGCCCGTTCAAAGCCGCCAAACGCCCCTGTGGCCCCGCGCAGGTTGCTTGAGCCGCGCAGCGCGCCCCACGCCGTGCTTTCACTGCCATGCAATTCATGTGAGGCAAAATCTAGCTGGCCCTGCACGTCAGTCTTCCAATCAGACCCCACAAACGCCTTCATGGCGGCGGCGCGGTCATTCCATTGAAACAGACCCAGAGCCGCCCCCGCGTCACCAGCCACGCCGGGCCTGAAGCCGCTTTCAGCCTGCACGTGGCCCATGATGGCCGCCACTTGGAAATCTGGCAGGCCCTCATTCTTGAAGTGGGTCCACACCTGTTGCGCCACAGCGCCGGTAGAAATTGAGCCGCCGCCACCGCCGCCAGTGCTGACCATGCCGCCGCTATCACCGCCCAGACCTGTCTTGATGCTGCCCACCAGATCAGACACGACGCTGCTATCACCGCTGCCGCCGCCACCGCCACCACCACCCTTCTTGCCAAAGATCAGGTCCGCAATGCCGCCCAGCAACCCACCGCCACTATCACCCCCGCCACCGCCTGCGCCGCCCTGCCCAAACAGCAGCGTGTTGATCAGGTCATCAAGCAGCCGGTCTAGTATCTTGTCCAAGGTGCGGTTGGCGGCCCCCACCATGGCCTCAACCAGCCGCTCACCCATGTCATCGCCGCCCTCAGTCAATACGTCAGCAAAGCTGCCCAAGAAGTCTTTGGCGGTGCCACGGGCAAACTCACGTATTTCAGTTTCACGGTTCTGGCTGCGTATCTCATCAGCAATGGGGTCATCCATGCCAATGCCGGTGCCGCGCAGCTTACGGGCTATGGCGGCCTCTTCAGCGCTCATGTTCATCACTGAGCGCTCAAAGGCCAAGTCTTCAATCAGCTTCTTGCGGGTTATTTCCTCATTCAGCAGTTTCCACGCCTCAACCTGTTGATGGATCAGGTCAAGTTCTGACTGCGCCACCTCAATGCCGCGCTCAGCCGCATCCTTTTTTAGCGCCAAGACCAGTTCATATTCTTTGCGCAGGGCTTGCTGCTCAGAGTTGGTCTTGCCAATCAGTTCAAGTTCAAGCTGGGATGATCTGATTAAATCTTCCAGCGCCTCATGCCGTGACCGCGTGGCATCAGCCATCTCCTTTTCAATCTGGGCGGCGGTGCGCCTGCGCGCGTGGTCAACCTCTTGGTCAGTGTCAGCACCCTGCGGCTTGCCCGCCCCGGCCACGTCAGCCGCCGCCGCAATGCGCTCAGCGTTGGTGCGCGCATTCATGGCGTTTAGTTCAGCCTGAAAGCCCGCTTCTTTCATGCCCCGATTAAAATCGTCCTGTATCTTGGCCAGACCAAGGTATGCTTCAGCCCACTCCTTTACACGTTTGATCATTTCTTCGTATTGCCAAAGTTCATCAGCGCTGGCCAAACGCATCTTTTCTTGAATTTCGGCTATCTTCTCAAAAGCCGCGCGCTTCACCTTCTGCTCAGTGGTGCCCTCACCTAGGATGTCAACTTCAAGCTGTTCCTTAGCTATGAGATCATTCATAGCTTTCTGCTGACCGTCCAGAAAATCACGCCGCTCACGGGCGATGTTGGCCTGCTCTTTTTCAATGGCCAGCCTGATGGCCGCATCACGCGCAGCTTCACTGACGCCTTTGGCGGCACGGTTTTCCCACTCAGCAATATCTCTGGCAGCGTCAACGCGCTCATCGTCGGTGCGGGCATTGCTGCGGGCTATCTGCAAGTCTTGGTCAACCTTGGCGATGGCCAGCAGCTTTTCGTAAGTCATGCTGAGAGCGGCGTTTGCCTCAGCGCCGTTCTTGGCCAGCAGCAGAATGATGTCTGCAACCATGCGCAGGCGCGGGCTCTGGTCGCCTATGGCGTCAACCTGATTGACAAAGGTATCCCAGTCAGGGCGGCCCATCTTGACGCCCTGTTGCAGGGCCTTGATCTGGGCCTCAAAATCCTTGAACTGCTTGTCTACCTCAAAGGTGGGCTTGGTACCGCCGCCGCCTGAACCAAATGGCCCCTCTTGAAACTGGTCCCATTTGAAAAATGCGTTTTTGTCTGTGGGTACGCCAAATAGCTCATAGCCCGCGTTGCGGCTCTTCAGCCCCATATCTTCCTTATTCTTGCGGGCCTCAGCCGCAGTGATTGCGGCCACCTTGCCAAAATCAGCCGCGCTGGCCGTCGCCACGCCGTACATCTTGGCCATGGCGTCAACGCTCTTGGTGTGGTCCTTTATACTCTCATCAAGCGTCTTGACCTTCTCACCGCTGCCGCTCAGCCACTGGTACATGGCCGCGCCCACGCCAACGATCAGCATGGGCAGCAGCGTCATGGGGCTCAGCATGCCCATCAGGCCGCTGGCCATGCCCTTCAGGCCCGCGCCGATGCCCCCGGCCCCGCTGAAATTCATGGCCATCTGACTGCCCTGTTGCAGGGCAATCATGGCCGGGCTCATGCCCATGGCTGCGGTGACCGCGATGTCCTGAAACTGGTACATCATGTTGGTCTGCATCATGCGCTGGTTCTGGTTGGCCGCGCCGCCAGCACCACCGCCAGCACCGCCAGCCGCAGCGCGCTGCCGGGCCAGCGCAGCGGTCTGCTTGTCTATGGCTTGCGTCATCTCAGCCGCGCTCAGCGCGCCCAGCATGTGCGCCCGGTTTATCTCATCAAGCGCCGCTGCGTGCTGGGCCTCAGCAGCGGCCAGCGGCACATACTTCATGCGCAGGCTGTCTAGTTCACGCCCCAGCTTCTCAATGCCGGGCATGGCCGCCTGCATCTTGCTGATGTCAATGCCACCAACGCTGGCCCCGCCCATGCTCTGGCGCTGCATGGCGTCCTGCATCTTCTGGCCGTACTCACTGGCCGCCGTGGCTTGTTGCTGAAGCTGCCGGGTGGTGGTCTCCGTCATCTTGGTGACGGCAGTTTCAACCTGCGCCGCAACCGGGATTACCGCCTTGAGGTTGTCAAGCGACGCCGGTATGGTGCTGGTGTTGATGGTTACGCCAAGTTCAGCCATCAGGCGCGCTCCTCAGCACGTTGTCATTGTTGTTGGCAACAAACAGGGCGTCAAACAAATCAGGCGTCAGGCCCTGTTCTTCAACATCAATGATGTCGGGGTTATTACCCTCGTCTTTGCTCTTTTCACTGAGCGCACGCACGTAAGCTGTGTCCATTTCCAACAATAGCTTCAATTCTAGCTGCCCCAGCGTGCGCCGGGTCAGGCGGCCCCACGCCTCAATCTCTTGGTATTCAAGTGGTAGCGGCCCCGCAAAGCCGGGCCGCCGCGTCCAACACAACTCCAAGAAGTAGCCAAAGATGTGGTCAGCTAGTTCAGGAAATACCGGCCTGCGCCCGGCAACCCACTCCTCTATGGCGTACTTGCATCTGTATTCAAGGGCCCGAAAAAAGCTGAGCGTCTGCCCGCCTTTTCTGCCACTTGATCACGTATGAATGGAAAGCGGCTGTAGAGTTTGTACGCACTGTCTTCAGTCAACGCATAGATGCTGCCGTCAAGCTTGAACTCATTCCAGCTTAACGTGGCAAATGCCAGCCCGCGCGTCTGCCGGTCAAACAATTCCTGCGGGCTCAGCGGGGTGGGGTCATCAGACGCCAGCCGTTCAGCAGCCATCTTCTCTATGGCCTTGCGCTGGCGCGTGCTGTCAGGCCCGGCCACCTTGATGGTGATGCCCAGCTTCTTGCCGTTAGGGTCGCGTATTTCAATTTCAACACCTGCCTCTTGCGCCTCTTGCAAGGCGTCATAGCTTGACAGGTCAAACCCAGACACATCGTTCACTACTGCTTCTCCCTCAGATTTACCGCGCTTTCTCATGAAGGCGCGGTGGCTACAATATTGCTGTTGATCTCCACTGTAGCATTGAATGTCTGCACGGTGTTAGCCCCGCCGCCCACGCTCTGCGCCGTCATCACCAGACCGTACATCAGCCGGGTGCTGTTGACGGTGGTCACCTTGTCATTCAACTCCACCTTGAAGGCGTAGCTGCTGTAACTCTGGCTGGCCGCCAGCAGCTTCTGCTGGCCGGGGTCTGTGGCGTCGTTGGCAAACACGTTGGCCATGCTGCCAGCGTTCTTGGTGCCCTTCTGTTTCTTGGTGCGCCCCTCACCGATCAGGTCAGTATTGATCAACTGACTACTGTCACCAAAGGTGCCCATCTGGGTCCATTTCTTCACCTCAATCCATGAGACTGAGCCAAAGTCAGCCGCCACCGCGTCAATGGGCAGTTCAGCGAATGGGTTGGTGCTGACCCAGAACTTGCAACCAGCAACCGGGTAAAGTGCCATGGGGGGTCTACCTTTCTACGGCCCTTATGCCGCTGCAATAGAAACGATGTTGCTGTTGATCTCAACAGTGGCGTTCAGGGTCTGCACGGTATTGGCCCCGCCGCCTACTTGCTGCGCCGTCATCACCAGCCCGTAGAACTCCCTGATGCTGTTGTTGACCTGAGCCCCGGCCTTGTCATTCAACTCCACCTTGAAAGCGTAGTTGTTGTAGCTGGCCGCCGCCGCGATGACTTTGATCTGACCAGCATCAGTGCTGTCAAAGGCAAAGACGTTGGCCATTGACCCGGCATTCTTGGTGCCCTTCTGCTTCTTGGTGCGGCCTTCACCAATCAGATCAGTGGTGATCAGTTGTGAACTGTCACCAAAGGTGCCCATCTGGGTCCACTTCTTGACTTCGGTCCAGACCACGCCGGTAAAGTCTGCGCTGTCAACGTCATCTGGTTGTTCTGGGAATGCCGCATTGCTGATGTAGAGTTTGCAACCGGCAACTGGGTAAAGAGCCATGGTTTGGGTCCTTTCTTACCTATACTGCCACCGTCTCAAACGGCACAGTCACTGGCGTGCGCCAGCGGTCGCCGTCAACATAACCCCCGGCCACCCGTGGGCGCGCGGTGATGCGCACCTGAGTGCTGCCTGAGGCAAGCACCTGCCCGTGAAAGAACTGGGCAAGTGAACCACCAATTTCCTGCGGCTTGAACTCACCGCCGTTCAGCACGGTCATGATGCTGACGCCCAGAATGCCCATGTGCTTGTTTTCTTCAAAGCCATCAATGACCACCTGTTGCGGCGTGCCCGGTGAGAAAGTCACTACCACGTATTGCGCCGCCTTGGGCTGACCTTCAGGCGGATATTTGACGTTTGACCACACCACCGGCCAGTTGTTCACACCCTCAGACAGTTGCCATTCACTCAGGGCCTGCATGAGCGCTTCAAGTATCCTAGCCTCTGGGTACAGCGCCACCATCAGTGTGAATAGACCAGCGTTGCCGCTAGTCGCCTCTGGTTATTCTCCACTATTGTTGGCCATTGCTGCACGGCCAATTCCACAAAGTGCCTGCCCGGCTGGTTGTAGTTGCGGCCAAGGCTGTCAGTGCCGGTGAAGCCGTAATTCTGGCGCGCCGCATAGATAGCGATAAAGCCAAATGACATGCTCTTGCCCGGCTCCCAACTGGCTATCAGGGCCTCAACCGCCGTGGCGTTGCCTATCTCAGGCGGCTGGCCATTGCCCTTCTTGGCGGGGTCCATGGGCGGTATGACGGTGCCCTCTACGCCCACCAAGCTGTTCTGCAAGAAGCTGGTGTCAACAGGCATGTTGCCGCCACCGCTGACCGGCACCTTCATCAGGCGCACCACCTCTTGCGTGCTTTCTTTGATGATGGCCTCAATGAACGCCTGCGTCTCAAGCGCCCATGCTTCAATGCTGGCGGTGAAATCGCTGCTCATGGCGTCACCCCCGCTCTGCGCTGCATGCGCACGGCGGCACCAATGTAGTCGATCTTGTATTCTGCGTGGCAGCGGCAGTTGATCACATCTTCAGGGAACGCGCCATGCTCACGGTCACCGGGGTGCATCATCTTGGCACCCGTCTCAGGGCTGATGAACGGCAGCGCGTAGGGCCGCTTCTTGCCGTGCAGAATGTAGTGTGAACGGCGTTCCCGGCCGTCACGGTTGGTGCGCCATATCTTGGTCACGTCATCTTCATGCACCTTGCCAGCGGCAATCATCTGACGGATGGCCTCAGCCTGCCCCGCGTGCAGGCTCAGCAGCGTCTCAGTGCGGGCTATGTTCTCACCACGCAGCTTCAGCAGGCTGTCTGAATATTTGCCCACCATCTTGGCCACGTCAGCCGCCAACAGCGGCTTGCCGCTGGCCAGCGCCCGGTGCACCTTGGCGTCAAAGCGCTTATCCCGCCTGATGCGCGTCAGGTAGTTGGCCAGCATGGCCGGGTCACCGCTCAGCAGTTCAATCTTGGCGTTGTGCACATACTTGGCAAAGCTGGGCGTCAGGCCGACCGTACCGCCTTCTCTGCGGCCCGTGGTGGCAGATATGCGCCCCACTATGTCTAGGGCCGTTGTGCGCGGCCCCTGACCCACTGCAATGCCATCTGAAAGGGTCTGGCGCACCGTGGTGCGGGCGGTCTTGCTCAGGCCCACCACCAGCCGTGAACTTTCTTCACGCAGCCACTGCTCAGCCGGGGGAGACCGCACATTGAACCTGAAGATGACGCGGCTGCCGGTCATGGGGTTGATGGTGGCCCGCGCCGCCTCAGCGGTCAGCACGGCGGCGTACTTGTAGATGTCGCTCACCTCATCAGCCACCTGCGCAAAGATGGCCGGGTCTAGGTTCAGCACGCTCAGCGCATGCTCAATGTTGCCGGTGGCGATTGCTTTCTCAAGCGCCGCAATGGTGGTTTCATCACTGATGTCAGCAATAGCGTCAAGGAATGCTTGCTGCACCCTTGGCTCCATCTGGTCCAACAATTCTTGCAGTGATGTGGGGATTGCCATTCAACTCCCCAATATCAGCTTGTAGACTATGATGATGCCCGCCTCAGGCACTCGTATCACCTTCTTGACGGTGGTCGGCTCACCGTCAATGTACAGCACATCCGTCATCTGCGGCACAATGCCTGCGGGCAGGCTGCGCGCGGGCAGGGTGGCCATGCGGTCAGTGGCCATCACCAGCGTGCCGTCAACAAAGCGGCGGTCCACATTGCGCACCACGCCCACCACCGGGTATTGGGCAACCTCAGATGGCGGCGGGTCCCACTCTGGCGGCGTGGCTGGTGGCTGCGTGCGCCGCTCAAGCGCAATGACGCCTTGCTGGTACTCGGTGATCAGGTCACCGGCAATGCCTACCATCTCTTGGTAGAATGCGTCACTCATGTGCGCGCCAGCCACTTGGTCACGGTACGGCCACTGACAGCCCCGCCAAGCAGGCACGCCAGCATCTGGTCAATCTGGGTCACCACGGGCTGCTGTGACGCCACAGCGCCGCCCTGCGGGTCAGCGTAGGTCACTGAGACAGCGCCTTCAACGCTGACGCTCTTCTTGATCTGCCCCTCAACCACGTCAGGGTGCAGACCGCCCGGTGTGGTCAGTTCACGGCGGGTGGCCTCATAGGTGGCGTACTCAATTTCCATGGGCACCACGTCTGAGGGGACCGGGTAGCCACGGCAATCAGTAACACCAGTACGAGGCCACCCTAGTTCCTGAGAATAGCCCCCGGTTGGCACACCGGGGTAGCGGACCCCGTAGTGGCCGTCAAGGTAGGCGGTGGCGCGCTCCAACGCGGGGTCAACTTCACCGGGTGACACGGTGTAGCCCAACCTGAGGCAGTATGCCTCAAAGCCACTCTCAGAACCGTAGTGAGCCAAAGCTGCCCCCGTTATTTCTTCTTGGGGTCGGGGGGCGGCGCGGCCTTCTTGTCCGTCTTGTCTGCGGCGGCGGGCTCAGCAGCCTTCTTGGCCACAGGTTCACCGCCTGAAGACGCGGGAGGAGTGGGTTCATCTTCAGGCGGTGCCCATGGTTCCTGCTCAGCTTGCGCGGCATCGACCTCTTCTTTGGTGGGGCCAAGCCCCAGCACGTCAGTCTTCTTGATCAGCGCCTCAGACGCGGTAGCCCCGGTGGGGATGCGCTCATGCAGGCGCTCAGTGATGCTCTGCGGCTCACCCTGCGGCTCAACCACGTGGCGGCGGCCGACCATGTCACGCACATGGTCTTCACGCATCTTCTGGTCGATGCTGTCTTCAGTGCCTTCTACGTTTTCCTGAAGACCGGCCACCACCTTCTCACCAATGGCCTTGTTGCCCTTCTCAGCGGCCTTGCGGATGGCATCAAGCCGCTTGTCAGATGACAGGCCGTCATGAATGTCATCAAGGTCACGAAAACTCTTCTGGTGGGCGGCGTTCCACTCTTCAAAGCGCTTGGCCTCAAGTTCCATTTCAGGCAACAGTGAGACACGCGCGCGGCTGAATGCTGACAGACCCATGACGGGTACTCCTTTCTAAGATGTTGTCAGGCGGGCGGGGTCACCCCCGCCCAAAGCCATAACGCGCCGGCTCAGACAATCTTGTGCTTGAACTGCACAATCCTGATGTTCTTGTTGCCGTAGCGCCGGTTCCAGTTGGTGCCAATGGCCAGTTCAGCGTTGGTGGGGCTGACGCCGGTTGCCACGCCAATCCACGCCACGCCGCGCGGGTGCATGACAAAGTGACGCCTGTTGATCAAGATGTCTTCACCGGCAAGGCTGTCACGGTCAGTCTCAGTTGGGGTGGGCGCGCCGCCGTCTGCGTAGCCGATTGCCCCGGCACCAAACAGGTAGCTGGTGTAGACGCCCGCGTTGACCGGCATGCCGTCATCTTCAATGACGCGCTTGCCCATGTAGTACGGCAGCGTGGGCTTGCCCTCGCTGTCAAGCTGGAAGTCAATCAACTGCTGCTTGACCAGCACGGCCACCGTGGCGCTGTGCATGGCAAACGCCGTCAGGCGCTGGCTGGCATCACCCAGCTTGTACATGGCGTCAACAATGGTGTTGGCGCTGATGATGTTGTCAGGCGCGGCGGCGGCGCTGATGTCATGCACGTTGCCGCTCATGGCTGCGCTGGCAAAGACGCCTTGCAGGGTGCTGATCAGCAGTGCCTGCCAGCGGCGCTGCCAGAAGTCACCCACCAGCGCGCCGATCTGCTCCATGGGGTCATCACCTGACAGGGCTTCTGCCAGATCATTGACGCCCCACGCCTTGCCGCGTGCATGCAGCACGGCAATGTCTTGGCCGGTGGTGATCTTGTCCACGCCCAGCGGCACAACGTCAGACAGAATTTCTTCTTGGCCGGTCAGGTCCTTCCAGAACGGCATGGCAACAGTAGTGCCACCCTTCATGCCGAACACGTTCAGTTCACCGACGGTCTGAATAACGCCTGAGGTGAAGAACGCTGAAAGTTCGGCGCTCTTCTCAACAACGTAGGGGTTGAAGACCGACGGCACAATAACGTCGGCAATTTTGGTAGCGGCCATAGGTCAATCTCCTTGAGATGGCGCATGAGTGAACATGAACCTAACCCAGTTGATTAACCGTGGGTTGGGGCGGGCCTTGGCCAGCGCCCGTGCTTACGCGGCGGCTGGGGGACCTATGGTTGGGGTAACAAGGCTGCCCGTGGTTACGCGGCAGACCCTATGCAAGCGCTACTTCAATTTCATGGGTGGAGCGGCCTGCGCTCTTCATGAAACGGCGTGCCTTGTCTTTGTCAGATTTGATGATCTGGCCCTGCGCCGTGAGGTTGAAGGTTTCCTTCACCCACGGGTTGATCTCAGAGCCACGTCCATTACCCGACCCGTGGCCACCAGACCCCTTTGCCTGTACCACGAATGGTTTGCCATCATCTGACTTAGACCAGTTCTCCACAAAGTGATCAATGTCAACGTCACCAAGGTCAGTGTTGACTACGGCGTGGCGCTTGCCATCATCACCCTTCTGCACTTTCACGGCCCCGCGCAGAAGCGCACGGGTAGCACCCATGAACTCCTTGGCAACGCCGTGCTTGACCAGCGCCTCAGTCAAGCCGCCGTCAACCAGCGTCTCATGAATGAGGGTGTCACGTTCTGTGATCTCAGCGTCTTTGGCCTTGAGGTCGGCCACACGCTTGGCCTCAGCGTCACGCAGGCGCTGCTCATAGCGCTCACGTTCTTTCTGAAGCTTTAATTCAGCGTCTTTGTCACGGTCTGGGTCTTTTTTCAGCGTCTCAAGTTCTGCCACCGTGTCAGCATACTTGGCCGGGTCAAAGTCATCCGGCAGACCAGTGGTCTTGGCCTCAAGCACCACAATCTTGTCCTGAAGGGTCTTCTTTTCCTTCTTGAGATTGGTCAGCGCAATGCTCAGCGGCATGATGCTGGTGTGGGTGTTGATGGTGCTGTCTAGGTCAAGATAGAACTTGCCGTCCTTCTCAACGTACTCAGACTTGAATGCCTCAGGCAGGTCTTCTGCCTTGTCTATGACCGCACGCAACGCTAAACTCCCTTATGCCGCATCAGGGTCTTCATCAGCGGTGTCAGCCTCACCGGGCACGGGCTGTGCCGGTACCGGGTTGGGGTCAGGCTTCTTTTCAAGCGGCGGCCGGGGCAGACTGTTGTCTTCAACAATCTCCTCTTCATCAGACGGCGGCGGCGGTGGGGTGGGCTTTGACAGCGGCGCGCGGGGCAGGCTGTTGTCTTCAACAATCTCTGGCTCTGGGTCGCCCATGTATTGTCTCCCTCAATCAAAGCAACGCGCGGAAGCATACGCTGCCCCCCGCGCTTTGCCTAGAGGGTATTTTACTTGGGCTTTTTGGTCCCGTACTGCGCAATCTTGTTGGGGTCACCCTCAGGGTCGTCATTGACCAGTTCTTCACCGGGGTCAATGGGTATGATGTTGCTGAGGTTCCAGTCACCAAAGCGCTCTTGGCCGGGGTAATAATCTGGCGGCTCTGCCGGTTCATCATTGGGCGGCAGCGGCTTTGGCGGCGCGGGTGGGGTGTAGACGTACTTGGGTTCTTTGGCCATGAGGCTATCCTTTCATATCTGATCATACCATCCTTCAGATATTGCCGCCAGCATGGTTCACAATTTCCAATTCAATGATGTCATACTTGGCACCATAGAAATCCACATCACGCGTGGTGCTGATGTACTTGAAACGCGTGCCGCGTGCGGTGATCACCTCAGCCTCATCTTCCATGGCTAACCCTGCTGAGTGCTTGCGCCCCACAAAGGCTGCCTTGCTGCCCTTGGGTATGCGCATCTTGAACAGCGTGCGGCGCTTGCCCGTCATTGAATAGGTACTGCCGCCGTCACCGTGCGTGGTGGAATAACCCTTGAAGTTGTCAGACACCCGTGGGTTGAAACTCATGCTGGCATAGCCGCCGTCAACAAACTCAAACGGCGGTGGCATGTTGTTCATGTTGCCCTGCGCCTCAGCAGTAGGCACCGTGTCACTGCTTTCGCTAATACCGCGCCACATCACCACGTCTTCTTTGGTTTCAGACATCAAGCTGTCAAGTTCCTTGACGTGGCCCTTCTGCTCACTGTTCAAATGGGCATGGCCCAGCTTGGGGTTGCGCATCGTTTCATTGGCGGCGCTGTAGCCACCGTCAGTGTACCAGCCCACACCCGGATATTTGCCATTGCTGTGGTACTTCAGGCCCATGATATCCTTGACGGCCACCATACCGCTCTGCTTGACTTGGCTGGGCAGCATGTTGCCCGGCACGGTGCCCCACTTGGGGTCATCAGTGAACTGGGTTATGGACTTTTCTTTCACCACTTGGAAATGCGCATTCCACTTGGTCTTCTGCGCGGCGGCGGTGGCAGCCGCCTTCTTGGTGGCCTCAGCAGCGGCCTGTTGCTGAAGCAGGGCCTTCTGCGCCTGCACGGCTTTCTTCTGCGCGGGCGTGACGAATTTGACGTGACCGTCAGCCACCATCTTATCAAGCACCGCCTCTTGCGTGCCCACATTGGTGGTGGATGACATGTATTTCGTCACACTCATGCTTTGCAGACCGCTTGAGGTGTTGTGTATCTTCTTGAACTTGATCCACGCCTCAGAGTTTGCCGGGTAGGGGTTGGCCGCCGTAATGGTGGCAACGTCATAGTTGTCCCACTCAGACTTGGTGATCTGTGACAGCTTCTCAATGCCGGGCACCTTGGCGGGCCCTTCTTTCTTCCAGTTACCACTGGCAAGCGCATCTTCAACGGCAGTCTTTGATGCTGTCTCCAGTTTCTTGGCCCCGCCCGCTGACATCATGACCACGCCCATTGAATTGACGATGACATCATCATCATCCAAGGCATCAAGCGTGGGTGTCTTGGCCGCTGGGGGTGGCGGTGGGGGCTGCTTAGCCACAAATATCAGGTCACCGTTGTCAAGCTGCTCCTGAATATCATTATCAGTGTGATGTGGATACTTGGCCTTCAGTTGGGCTATGGTGTATTTATTCCCAAAGTACGTCTCAACCACGTCATTGTCAGCAAACTTGCTCTTGGCCTTGACCACCAGCGTGCCGCTGGCGATATTGTTGTTGAGTTTATGGATTACCTCTTCATCTGACAGACCGTTGCTCTTCCATTTAGCCTTGTACTCAGCCGCCGTGTAGACCGTGCCGCCCATGGTCTGAACCACGGTGTCATCTTCAACGCTCTGCTTGGGCAGCACCTTGGGCGCAGGCGTGGGCGTGGGCGCGGGCGTGGGCGCGGGCGCGGGCGTGGGCGCGGTCACAGACGGCCCTTGCTTCATGGTGGTGACCGGGGCTTCCGGCGGGTGCAGGTGCAGCTTGCCAGCGCTCAGGGCGCTTTGCACCTGACTGTCAGTCATGCCGGTGATGGCCTTGTACTCGGCCACGGTGTACTTGGTGCTGCTGATCATGGTGCCGCCCTTCACAGATACCTTGTCAGTATCCATAAGGGCAGGCGGCTTGGGCTTGACGGTCCATTTGCCAGACGCCAGACTGTCATCCACCTGTTTCTTGAAGAGTGGGTCAGTGTTGGCCTTCATCATCGACGCGGTGTATTCAGTGCCGTACTGGCTCACCACCACGTCATCATCTGTCAGATCAGCCAGTGACTTGGGCTTGGGCGCACCCGTGGCCGGGTCAACGCTGGCTGTCACCTTGGCCTGCGTGGTCAGCCCTTGGTCAAAGGCGGCGTCTTCAAAGTCCTGATAATTCTTGGTGCCGGGGGTGAACGGGTTCTTGCTGACCACGCCAAGGCCCTTGTCACCCGTCTGCATGTGCGCCGCCAGCTTGCCGGGGCTCAGCTTGCCGCTCTGCATGTCAGCCAGATCAGCGCCGTTGTGCACGCTGATGAAGCCTTTCTTGAGGTCGTAGAGCAACGTTTCCTGACTGGCCTTCTTGTTGCCAATGGCCGCGTGGAACTCACCAACGGTCATCTCATCCTTATAGTTTGAGAATAGGGCCGCAGACTTGCTGCCCGCCTTCTTGGGGTTCTCACCCGCCAGCAATTTGATCTTGTCGTGCGGTTGCAGGTTCTTGGTCTTGCTGGTGATGGCATACTCGGCCATGGTCAGCTTGGGCGGGGGCGGCGGCTCAGGCTGGGCCAGCGGCTTGGCGGGCAGCGTGGCCGGGTCATGAATGGTGATGAAGCCCTTCTTGGTGTCATAGGTCAGATGCTCATTGGCCTTGACGTTGCTGCCGACTGCCGCCCTGAACTCAGCAACCGTCATGTCATCCTTGTAATTCTCAAAGTCAGTATTGGCCTTGCTACCCGGCTTCTTTGGGTTGCTGGTGACGTGCAGCTTGATGACATCTGTGCCCTTGATGTTGCCGGTCTTGCCGGGGCCGAACGGCTCAGACTTGAACTCTTCAGTGCCGGGCTTGAACGTGAACCGACCAGTCAAGCTGTCACGCTTGTGCTTGTTCATGTCCCACTTGATCTTGATGCCGTGGGCACCCTTGGATATCTTAGCTGTCTTCAGCTTCAGACCAGCGGGCATCAGAACGCCTCATCCGCCTCATCAGCGGGTGGCGGCAGATCAAAGCCCACCCACCGGGCCACGCCGTCATCACTGATTTCGTAATGCCCCTCACTCAGCCGCTCACCCTCAGGCAGCATGGCCTCCAATTCATCACGCGTCATCTCACCGTCGCCCAGAATGTTTTCATTCTGGGTCAGCACCGGGTACAGCGTTGCAGTCAGGCTGATCACATGCACAAACGTTGTCACAGCGCACCCCTACTCTTGTAATGGGCAGTCATCCAATCAACCAAGCCCTCTTCATGCATCAATTTGCCCAGCAAGCTGTTCTTGCTGCTGACGCCCCTGCGCCCGCCCATCATCACCACCTCGGTGCCCGCCGCCCACATCTCTTGATCAGACGTGAAATAGGTGGCCCACTTCTCTTGATCGGTCTGGTTGGGCGTTGTGACATATCTCTTCCGTATCTTCTCAGCCTTGGTCATGAACTCAGGGTCTTTTGACCCACCCGTCATCTGAAATTTACCCGGCACCTTGGTGCGGTTGATATAATCCATTTGATGGCCCAGTTCATGGGCAATGTTGCCCAAGTGATATTCCTCTACCTCCGCGTCAGTGTAGCCATTGCCCTTCAGAGCCTTGCCCGACTTGCTGTTCATGTCTTCAAAGAAGGCTGTGTGCTTTTCCTTGATGGCATAATAAGCCACCGGGGCCTTTGACGTGCCGCTCATCTTCATGTGCGGTGCGTCTGTGGCACCTTTGTAGCTGCCGTAGAGGTGAGGCTTACCATCCTTTATGGCCGCACTGACAAACTTCTCAGGCAGCTTGTTCATGCGGGTGGTGAATTTTTCCCTGAACATTGAAGTGACTACCTTGTCACCCACAATGTCAGCCTCAGTGAACTTGCCCTTGCCCACCACTGGCTTGGCTGCACCGGGCGTCACGTCTATGACCTTGACCGGCACCCTGATGCCCGCAGACAGGCCGGTCCAAATGCGGCTCTGGCCTGCCATCAGGCGGTAGGTGTTGCCGTGCTTCAGCACAATAGGCGGCGTGGTCACACCGTTGAACATGCGGTCCCTGATAGCCTTGGGGTCACGGTTGCGCTGTATCAGGCCCGGCGCAATCTCGTTGAACGTGGGCAACTTCTTGGTGTTGACGCTGGTGTAGCCAAGGTTATCGTATTGATCATTGGTCAGATAAGTGAGCGGGGCATCCTTATACTTCTTGTTGAAGTCAGCTTGGTCTGTGATGCGGGTGCCGCCCACGCTCTTGACCCAGTTATCGCCACCGTACTGGTGATATTCTTTCTTGTACTCCCACTCCAGACCCGCGTCACCCTCATCAACCATCTTGTGGGCGGGCATGTCCACCACGTCTTCAATCTTGAAGCGGTGGTCATTGGGCATCTGCGGCGGTAGACCGCTGGGTGCCACGGTTGGGCCTTCAGCAGGCTTGGGCGCAGGCGCGGCAGGCGGCGCGCCAGCGGGCTTGGGCTCAGGCTTCAGGTGCTGTGTGGCAATGCTCTTGTCACGGCTCTTGTTCAAGTACAGGTCAAGCTGGTCCTTGGGCACCAGCACAACGGCTTCACTCTCCCAGCCATGATCTGCGGGCCTACCGTCCTCACGCACCGCGTGGTAGTAGCGCGCCACGCTGGTGTCACCCTCAAAGTCACCGGCCACGCCAGTGATGCGCACCTTCAGGCCGCTTTCTTCATACGCTTCCTTGATGGCGGTGGCTTGCAGTGACAGGCCCTCACCGGGGTCTTGGCCACCCTTGGGGAATGTGTACTCATAGCCGCCATAACCCTTGGTGGGCTTGACCAGCCAAACCCTGCCGTCAGGCTCAGTGATCAGCACGCCAGCGCCCGGCCGCTTGCCCTTGGCATTCAGCGGTGTCTCACCGATATCTGGGTTCTGCCCGTCAACCTTGGCCCAGCCCGCATTGTCTTTGGGCGGGGTCCACGGCTTCAACTCAACGCCGTTCAGCGTGGTTGTCTCATCCGGCGTCACCCCCTTCTTGTAGAAGCCAACCTTGGTGCTTGGCTCAATCTTGGGGGCTGCCGCAGGCTCAACCACGCCCACCTCAGGCGGCTTGGCCACCACAGCGGCCTCAGGCGTGCCCGTGGGCGCGGGTTTGGGCGCGGCGGGTGTCTCAGGTGCCTTGGGGGCCGCAGACGCGCTGGCGGGGCTGGCTGGGGCCGCAGCGGCGGGTTTAGGGGCCGCTTCTACCGGCTTGGGCGGCGGCGGTGGCTCAGGCGGCTCACCAGACGCCTTCATGGGCACGTCAGGTGGGGGTGGCTTCACCGCCTCAGTGGTCACGCCTGCCTTGGCCTCAGCCTGCGCCTTGATGTTGGCCAGCCGCCCAGTGGCGGTCTGGTGGTTGATCTGACTGACCGGGGAGGCCCCGTTGGTGCTGATGCTGTGGTAGGTGTCTGGCGTGTGAAAGCTGACAAAGCCGCGCTTGCGGTCCCAAGCCAAGTCTTCAGCGGTGCCCCCGGCCTTGCGGTAGTCAGCCACGCTCATGCCGTCGGTGTATTTGGCAAAGCGCTCAGCCGCCGCGCTGCCCGCCTTCTTGGGGTTGCTGGTGACGTGCAGCTTGATCAGGTCATCACCCGTCACCTTGCTGGTCTTGGCACCTGCCATCCAGTCAGCCTTGGTGGCTGGCTGCATTGCGGGCGCTATGTCAGCAACGTTGCCGTCAAGGCCCGGCACAACGCTGCCCGGCATGTCAGCAAACTTGCCGCTGACATCACGCTTGTGCTTGGCTTCCTGAAACTGCATGCGGGCGTGGGTTGCCCCACGGCTCATATGCAGCTTCTTGCCCAGACGCTTGGCCATGGCAGTTTACTCAGCGGTGGCTGCGGGTGTCGGCTCGCGTGGCGGCACGTAGAAGGCGGTGGCGCGGGCATCCCAGATGCTGGCCAGCGCAAACTCAATGTCGCCGTCTGGCACGGTGGCACCGGCCTCAAGCGCCGCACCTATGGCCGGGTTGGTGGCCACGTGCTGCGCCAGAAGCGCCGCATTGTCATCGCCCCTGAACACCCGGTTGGCATAGTCCACGCGGGCAAGGTGATTGGCCGCGCCGGGGTCTTCAGATGCCACGTTCTGCGCCGTCTTCACGGCAAGGAAACTCACCCTTGTGTAGAAGTCAGGGTCAGAAGCGGCCTGCACGATATTAAGACTTGTCATGGTTTATCCCCTATCTACGGTTTGACCCGTCAGAACGTCAGAAATTTGCGGCCCGCGTACTAGCCGGTTCTTGGGCGCGTTGGCAACGTTCTCGGCATGCGTTGGTTTTGGTGGTGGCGGTATGGTTTGTACTGCCCACGCCCCGTCTGCAAACACCGCGTGCTGCGTCTTGGGGTTGGGTACGTTGGGCGGCACCTTGGTGGTGGTGTCAGCCGGGTAGAGCCATTTGCCCTCATCCATGGGGTCAGGGTCGGCTTCACTGCTGGCGTTGAGATAAACGCCCGTGGTGTGGTGGTAGTGATAAACAATTGGGGGGTTGGCCATGTCAGTTCCCTCAGTACTTGATGCATGCAAGCATAGCAAGGTTGCGCGGGCGCGTCTCAGTGATGCCCCCGGTGTTGGCTACGGTGTTGGTGGCCGGTGTGGTGTGGGTGTGGTCTACACTCTCAGTGCCGCTGCTTGACGCATTGTCAGCAAAGGTGTGCGTGTGGCCAACGCTGTTGCCGCCAGACGTGCCTGACACCGCTACCGTGTGGGTGTGCGCCGCGCCAGATGCGCTGGTCGTAGCCACAGACGCCGTAGCAAAAGAACTGGATGTGATCGCTATGCCAGTGCCAGCCGTAGGCAGATTGGTAGCGAAGCTATTGGCTACGGTGGATGGTTCGTGTGTGTGGTTGGCGCTGGCGTTGCCGGTGGCGCTGCTGGTGTCTGAGAAGCTGTGCGTGTGGTTGGCGCTGACGCCGCCAGTGGTGCCAGACACGGCGGTGGTGTGCGTATGCCCCGCTGACCGCCCGCCAGTGGCAATAGCGAGTATAGGGTGGGTGTGGCTCTCAACGCCGCCTAGCTGCACGACGCTGTTGAACGCGCGCCCGCTGTCAATGCCTCTGGCATCGTCAAAGCCGCGTATGAACTCACCGCGCAGGTCGGGCAGCAAAAAGGTGGTGGTGCCGTCACCCGCGCCATAGACCGTGCCTATGGCCGCAAACAACGCCGCGTAGGTGGTGCGGTTGACGGCTGCGCCGTTGGCCTTCAGCCAGCCAACAGGTGCTGTTGCTCTGGCCAGATGCGCCACCGTGCCGGGTGACACCTCACCTGACCACGGCCCCCAGACACCGTTGTTGCAGCTACGATGCAGTAAGCCGAAGCCGTCATTGCTGTAATAGGGATAAGCGTACTGGGTATAGTAATTGGGCACGTAGACTAGGGTCAGTATCCACCAGTAAGTACCCGGTGCAGGGTTGTTGGTGTTGTTGGGCCCCACCAGTTTCTGCCACCAGCCGGGCGCAATCATCGTGTTCAGGCCGGTGGTGCCGTCAGCGGGTGACCCGTCAACTGGCGGTGTGCCTGTGAGGGCCATCACATACGCCGTGGTGGCCAGTTGCGTGGTGTTGGTGCCTGTTGCCGCCGTTGGCGCTGTAGGCACGCCCGTGAGCGCAGGGCTGGCCAGATTGGCCTTCAGGTTCAGGGCAACGCTGGTGGCATTGCTGACGGGCTTGTTGGCATCGCTGGTGTTGTCAACCTGATCAAGGCCAACCGCAGCCTTGTCCAGCGTCTGCCAAGACTTGTCACCGCGCCAATACTGGGCGGTGGTGCCCATGGCAATGGCGGGTTCCTTGGTAGCTACGGCAGCGGTGACAGCAGCGTCATCCGTAAAGGGACCCTTGGTGACGCCGTTGACGCGCCCATAGAAGCCCGTCGTGGTTGACCAGAAATCCCCGTTGACCGGGGCGGTGGGCGCAACGCCATGGGCTGTGTTGAAGCCAGCCACGGTAGCGGTGCTGGCTGGTACGCTGGTGGCCGCTGCCAGAATGATGGCCGTGCCGTACAACCGCAGCGGCTGGTATGAGCCCACGCCCGTGTAATCCACGCCCTCAATGGCAAAATAGCTGGCGCTGGGTACAAACCGAATACCCTTGCTGGTGCCTGACAGCAACAGGCTGGTGACGCCATCTACCGTGTTTATCCTGAGCATGCCGCTCATGGTGCCGCCAGCCAGCGCCAGCTTCAGCGCGTCAGCCGCCGCCTGCGCCGTGCTGACCGGCTTGTTGACATCAGAAGTATTGTCAACGTTAGCGAGGCCAACCGCAGTCTTGTCCAGTGTTTGCCATGACTTGTCACCGCGCCAGTATTGCAGCGTGGTGCCCAATGCTATGGGCGGCTCTCCGCCCGCTGGCAGGTTCTGCCATGACTTGTCACCGCGCCAGTATTGGGCAACGGTGCCGCCTGCAATGGTGGGTTCCTTGCCGCTCAGGGCGGTGGCGGTGGCCGTGCTGATGGGCTTGTTGGCGTCAGTGGTGTTGTCAACGTTCGCTAGACCAACGGCAGTCTTGTCAAGCGCCGCCCACGTCTTCAGGCCGGTCCAATACTGGCCGCTGGTGCCGCCAGCAATGGTGTTTTCCTTGCCCGTGATGTCAGAGGCAATCTCAGCCTGCACCCACGCCGTGGTGGGCACGCGTGTGGTGCTGTCATTGGCGGCGGGGGCCAACGTGGTGAGGCCCAGCGGCAGATTGGCAACGGTGGGCCCAAGCGTACCCACAAGCGTGACGCCCGCGTAGAAATTGTGGGCCGCCCCGGTGTTGGTGACGTGGTTGAGGCTGCTTGCCGTGACGTTCCACCCGTAGGTGGTGCTGTACAGGGCCAGATGCCGGGTCAGGTCTTGGGCAGACGCCGCCGCTGCGGTGCCAAAGTTAAGGCCGCCTGACATGGTGTCACCGGCCTTCAGCACGCGCAGCGCGTCAGCCGCCGCCTGCGCAGTGCTGACCGGCTTGTTGGCGTCAGCAATGTTATCCACATTCGCCAAGCCTACGGCGGCCTTGTCAAGCGTTGCCCACGTCTTCAGGCCGGTCCAGTACTGGGCGGCAGTGCCACCCGCTATGATGGGCTCAAAGCTGCCTGAGCCGCCATAGGGGCCAACGGTCTGGCCGTTGATGCGGGCGTAGAGCCCCACTGTGGTCGTCCAGATGTCACCGTTGACCGGGGCACTGGGCGCAACGCCGTGAGGTAGCGCCAGACCGGCCTCGGTCGTGCTGCTAAGCTGGGTGGTGGTCTTGCCCGTGAAGGTGGGGCTGGCAATGTTGGCCTTCAGGTTCAGGGCGGTCTGCTGTGCCGTGCTGACCGGCTTGTTGGCGTCGCTGGTGTTGGTGACGTTGCCAAGGCCCACATCTGTGCTGGTGAGGACCACCGCGCCCGTGCGCGTGGCCACGCTCTGCACCGGGCTGTTGGCCATTGACCGCGCAGCCGTGAAGTACAGGTTGATGCTGCCCTCAGGCACCGCGTCAGTGCTGCCGGGGCTGGATGAAATCTCAACGTAAGCCAGACCTGACCAGCGGTAAGTCTTGTTGTTATCCAGCGTGACATAGATGATGCCAGTACTGCCGGTAGAGGGCAGTGAACTATAGTTCGCTACCTCAATAACGTCGTCAACATAGGCTGGCAACAGGGTGCTTGGTATCTTGCCAGTGCCATCAAGGCCCGCGTAGCCGTTCAGGGCGTTCTTGCTGGCCGTGTTTTCCTTCAGGTTGAGCGCTGTAGTGGTGGCCGTGCTGACCGGCTTGTTCAGGTCAGTGGTGTTCTCAACATTACCAAGGCCGACCGCAGCCTTGTCAAGCGTTGCCCATGCCTTCAGGCCAGTCCAATACTGCGCACTGGTGCCACCGGCAATGGTGTTTTCCTTACCATTCAGGGCGGTTTGCTGGGCGGTGCTGACCGGCTTGTTGGCGTCACTGATATTGTCTACATTCGCTAGGCCAACAGCCGCCTTGTCCAGCGTTGCCCACGTCTTCAGGCCGGTCCAGTATTGAGAGCCCAAGCCACCCGCAATGATAGGCTCAAAGCTGCCCGTGCCGCCGTAGGGACCAACCGTGCTGCCGTTGATGCGCGCGTACAGGCCAACGGTAGTGGTCCAGATATCACCGTTGACCGGCGCGCTGGGGGCCGCGCCATGGGGCAATATCAGGCCCGCCGCCGTGGTGCTGCTAAGCTGGGTGGTCACCTTGCCGGTGAAGCTGGGGTTGGCCAGCGGGGCCTTGGCATCCAAACTGGTTTGCAGGCTGGTGATATCGGTAATGGTATGCGTGTGCGTGGCGTTGGCCTTCAGCGCCATGTTGGCCTGCACAAAGGCCGTGGTGGCTATGCTGGTGTCGTTATCAGCCGTGAGCGGCGTAGGTGCCTTGGGGTCACCCGTGAAGGTGGGGTCCGCCAAGGTGGCCTTGAGGTTCAGCGCCGTCTGGGTAGCCGTGCTAATGGCCTTGTTGGCGTCACTGACGTTATCAACGTTGCCAAGGCCCACTGCGGCCTTGTCAAGCGTGGCCCACGCCTTCAAGCCAGTCCAGTACTGAGTGCCGGTGCCCCCGGCAATGGTATTTTCCTTGCCACTCAGGGCGCTGGTGGTGGCTGTGCTGAGCGGCTTGTTCAGGTCGGTAGTATTGTCAACGTTACCAAGGCCGACCGCCGCCTTGTCAAGCGTGGCCCAGTTCTTGTCACCGCGCCAGTACTGGGCAGCGGTGCCCAAGGCTATGGCTGGCTCACCACCGACCCCCAGCGGCCCCATGGTTGCGCCATTGGTGCGCACGTACAGGCCAAGCGTGGTCAGCCAGATGTCACCGTTGACCGGCGCACTGGGTGCTGCGCCCGGCAGCACGGCAAAGCCCGCGCCCCCGGCCGCGCTGGCCGCCGTGGTAGCCTTGCCGTTGAAGGTGGGGCTGGCCAACGGTGCCTTGGCGTCAAGGCTTATCTGAAGGTTGGTGATGTCCCCTATAACATGCGTGTGCGTAGCCGGGGGATACCCTGACGGCTTGTTCGTCTGGTTGAGGTAGCTGAGATAGTAACTGCCGTGCTGACCGTCCAGTAGATCAGCATCAAGTGCTGAGCCTGAGCCGTTGGTGGGCGGCTTCACCTGCCAGCGCGGGGTCTTGTAGATGTAGGTCACGCCACCGGGCGGCGTGAACTCCTGATTTTCAGCGGGGCTAGTTGGGAAATCAAAGGCCATTCATGCCCACGCGCCCCCGTTCCATACTTTGACTGGTTTCTGCACCCACGCGGCCCCTGTCCATACTTTGGCTGGCTTACCGACCCAAGCACTGCCATTCCAAACAGCTATCAGACCAGTTGGGGTGACAGGGGTTGACACGTTCACTGTACCAACAGAACCGGCCGCCTGTACACCGCTCACCACGGCACTGGCGTTCACCTTGGCGGTGACGCTGACAGAGCCGACCGCGCCCGTGGCCTCAACGCCGGTCACCGCAGCACTGGCCGCGCCGCCCACGGCAACGCCCACAGAGCCTACCGCGCCCGCCGCCTGAACGCCGCTCACCACCGTGCTGACGTTCTGCTTGCCGGTGGCCGTGGCCGAGCCCGCCGCCCCGGTGGCCGCCACGCCCGTGGCTGCAACGCTGGCGTTCACCTTGGCCGTGGCCGTGCCCACTGCGCCCGTGGCCGCCACGCCCGTGACGGCAACGTTGGCGTTGGTGCTGGTGCCCGCCGTGGCCGTGCCCACGGCACCCGTGGCCTCAACGCCTGACACCACCGTGGTGACGCTGCTCTTGGCTGTGACGATAGGCGTGCCCACTGCGCCCGCCGCTGCAACGCCGCTCACCGTGGTGCTGATGTTCTGCTTGCCTGTGGCCGTGACAGAGCCGACCGCGCCTGTGCCCGCTACGCCCGTGACGCCTGTGCTTACGCCCGTGCCAGCACTGACGCTGGCATAGCCAGCCGCGCCCGTGGCCTCAACGCCCGTGACCGGCACGGTGACGTTGACCGCTGGGGCAGGCGTGCTGACAGTGACCGTGCCCACCGCGCCCGTGGCCGCCACGCCCGTGGCGCTGACCGTGACGCTGACCGGGGCCGCTGGCTCATAGAACGTGATGCGGACCTGACCGCGCGCGCCCGTGCCTGCATTGGCGCTGCTACCACCACCACCCGCACCACCACCCGGCACGCCACCGGCACCGCCTGTACCCGCCGCGCCGCCGCCACCACCACTGCCACCGGCACCGCCGTCAATGTCACTGCCGCCAACCTTGCCAGCCACGCCAGAGGCTGACGATGTACCGCCCGCCGTTGTGTTGCCATTGCCCCCGCCGCCAGCACCGCTGGCACCGCTGGCACCCGCAGCGCCGGGGCTACCTACGCCAGCCGGGCCGCCGCAACCACCACCGCCAGAACCACCGCGCGTGCCGCCACCGCCTTGCGGCGCAAGGCCCATGCCACCGTTGTTGCCAGTGACGCCAGTGTTCCAAGCGCCGCGCCCAAGACTAACGCCACCACCGGCATTGACAGCATTGCCAGCGTTGCCACCAAAACCCGCAACGGAAATATTGCAATTTACTTGTAAAGAAGCGTCACCAACATGGCTTTCGCCACCATTGACACCCGGCGCGCCGCCAGCGCCAACTGTCCAATAGAGTAACTGGCCCGGTGTGACCGTTACAGTGTTAGCGCAATAGCCGCCGCCGCCACCACCGCCCTCTTGCGCAGTGGCCACCTGCCCGCCACCACCTGCGCCCCACGCCTCAACCTTGGCCTGCGTGACACCAGCCGGGACATTCAGGCTACCCGCGCCGGGCGTGGTAAATAGGCGGACATCATCGGCCATCTAGTGTCAGGCAATACGGATGACTGCCTGCGTGCCGTCAGGCGGGGGGAACTGCACAATGAAGTCACCTGCGCTGGATATCTTGTCAGCACCAAAGTCAAGCGTCACGCAAGCGTTCTTGCCCGCCGCCGTGTCGTTATAGACCAGCGCACCGCGCGCCGTGATGGTGCTGCCTGACCACGTGGGGTCATTTGAGAAGTCGGTGATGGCCGTGGTGATGGGTGACACCGCCGCCACCGGGTCCACGCGGGTCAGCGCCACGCCGCCTGCCGTGTAGCCGCCGCCCGCCGCCACCTCATTGGTGGCGCTGCCGCCGCCATAGGCTGTTGTTGCGGCAGACAGGTTAGACGCGCTGGTGTAGAGCGCGATCTTGAAGCTGTGGCCGCCTGACAGCAGGAAATTATGGCGTGCGCACAGCAAGTCTACCTTGAAGCTGCTGCACATTGCTTGAACGATTGCCATTTCACATGCCCTTTCTATAGGCCCGGTCTGACGTTATTGCCTGTTTGAGCCCGGCCAACACAATGCCAAGCATGCGCTCACGGTATTCCAGCGCCTGCGCCTTGATGGGCTCAGGCGCATTTTCACCAACAAATATCAGCTTTTCCACTATACGCTCAGCAAAGTACTCCACCGGCATGCCGCCGTTTGAAGACGTTGCTACGGAAACCTTGCCTACTTCACCAAAGTCACTCATGTTGTATCAATCCAGACATCATTGATGGATGGGGTTGCTGGCGGGCTGGTGCCAATGGTGATGCGGCCACCGGCCACCGCGCCGCCGCCCGGTTGCGTGAGGCTAGACATGGCAGGCACCCACTGGGGTGCGCCGTTCAGGTCGTCATAGAAGATCAGCAGGTTGCCGGTGTCACTCTCCCACCAGAACTGGCCGGGCACAGCGTCTGCGGGTGGCGTATCACCCACGTAGGTGGCGCTGCCGCCGCTGGCCTCCACCACAACCCATGTGGCGCTCATGCGGGCATACTGAAGGCCGTCTAGGGGGGCCTCAGGCACCTTGGCGGCAATGGCCGCGTTCTGCGCCGCCTGATCCTCAGGCAGGCCCGCCACCTCATCTTGTGAGTGTGCATGCTCAGACGGTGGAAACGTGGCTGGCACGTTCACCAGATCAGCGTAATCATTGGTGCCAACAGGCCCCATGGGCCCGGTCTCGCCGGTAGGGCCAATGGGCCCGGTTGAGCCCGGTGGGCCTTGTGCGCCAGCCGCGCCCGGTATGCCCTGACTGCCCTGATTGCCCGGCGCGCCCGGCACGCCTGCGGGCCCCTCTGCGCCATCCACGCCGGGGTTGCCCTGTATGCCCGTGACGCCCTGCGGGCCTTGGTCGCCCTTGATGCCCTGCGGCCCCATGGGGCCAACCGGGCCCTGAATGATGCCCACGTTGATCCACGCCGTGCCGGTCCAGACCCACGTGTAGCCCGTGTCAAGCGTCACCCAGCCGTCATTGGGCTGGTTGCCGGTGGGCGGCAGCGCCCCGCTATTGGCCACGGTGCCCTTGAAGTTGACGCCCAGACCAGCCGCGCCCTGCGGGCCAATGGGGCCCTGATAGCCAATTTCCCCTTGAAGGCCCTGCGGCCCTTGCGGGCCCTCATGGCCAATGGGCCCGCCCGGCCCCTCTGGGCCAATGGGGCCCTCAATGCCGGTTTCCCCGGTATTGCCCTGCGCGCCGGTAGGGCCGGGGGGACCGCTCAGGTCACCACAGTCTACCCATGTTGAGCCGTTCCACACCCACAGATGGTCAGTGTCTTCTGTGACCCAGCCATCCATGTAAAGCGGTGCCGGGGCTATGGGCAGCGCGTCTTCAGTGGGCACGGTGCCCTTGATCACAAAGCCTGTGCCGGGCAAGCCCTGCGGGCCCGCTGGCCCCGGTATGCCCTGCGCCCCCTGAGGACCAACCGGGCCGCCTATGTCACCAATCTCCACATAGATGGCGGCAGGCTGCACAACCTCAATCACCGGCCCCGGATGCACCGTGATGTCAACGCTGGTGGCCTCAGCCAGCGTGACCACCAAGTCGGTGATGATCTGGTTCATCTGCGTGGTGCCCTCACCAACTGGGGCTGCATCACCTTCACCGTGGTGCGCGCCTCAGGCAGGGTGGTTGGGTCAACGGCGTCGGTAACGTCTTGGGTAACGCTCACCTTGCCCGCCAACAGGGTGTTCACGCTGCCATTTGGGTAGGTTAGCTGAATATCCCACACCATATCAGTGCCTATGGGCAGCGTGTCACTCATGTTGGCTGGTAGAATGGCCTCAATCACGTTGGGCAGAGCCACCGTGCAGTCCAGCGGGTAGATGGCCAGCCCTGCGGGCTTGTCACGGATTTCAGCCTTGACCGTGACGCCCGTCAGGTCAAGCGCCTGCGTCTTGGCCTCATCAGTCCACAGCTTGAACTGCCAGTTGTAGCTGTCACCGTGGTAGAGGTCCAGCGGGTAGTCACCGGGCATGCTCATGGCTGGGGCGTCCCTTCAGGTGGCGGCATATCATCAGGGTTGGGCAACTCAGGCTCTTCAGGGGCAAACAGTTCATCAATCTCAGCTTGGCTTACCGGGCCGTACTCATCTGTGCCGGTGCCCTCTGACAGGTCCACAGCCAACGGCACTTCAGTTCCCCCAGTAGCCACGTCACTCTCGGGTATTGCCGCAGATTCCTCTTCAGCCACCAACTCTTGTTCCTCCTCAGCGGTTCTCTCCTCCGATGTAATGCGGCCACGCTGAAGGTTGTTGTATAGGGTTTCATAGCTGATGACCTTGTTCATCCACAGTTCTGTCATCTTGTTGGCCTCTTCAGCGGTCATGTCACTGTCAAGGAAACTAAGGTTGGGCTTTACTATGATCTCATCCGGGTCTTCACCCACCAGCAATGCGCTGTAGCGCAGCGCCTTCTCAAGCGCCGCCGCTGATGTCTGCGCCACGCTGATAAGGGTGGCGCTACCAGCCCGCGCCCGTATGCGTAGGGCCTCACCGCTCTCAGCCGCCTTCTTGTCACCCACCGCAAACATGCGTGAGCCTGCCTCAGCCGCATTGGCGCGTTCATCCTCAATTGCTGTCTTGTGCGCGGCAATGCCCGCCCCGCTTGGGCCCACATACTTGGCGTCACCGCCCTCAGGTATGCTGATGCCGACGCCTGCGCCCACGTATTCAGGCACGTCTTCAGCCGCCAGCCCAATGTAGAACAGGGTCTCCTGCCCGCTCATGAAAAGCTGGTGCCTGTAATCAGCGTCAAGCCTGTAGATGGCCGTGGCGCTGCGCACCACGCCAATGAGCGGTATCTGGTCGGGCGTCAGGCTCAGGTCACGGCTGCCCGCTATCACCAGCGGTATCTCACCCAGCGCCTCACCGCCGCGCGCCTGCGGCACCACCACGCTGGTGGCAATGCCCTCAGCCACGTCTTGGTCACTGGTGTCATCATCCTTGGTCAGCGGGGTGCCGTCTTCAGCCAGCACCTGCACCTGATAGATTTCGTCTACTAGTTCAAGCACCCGGTAGCGTTGCTTGCCGTTCCAAGAATAGCCGTTGCGTACCCGGTAATCCTCTTCTAGCACAAAGAAATTGCGGCTCTCAGACCAGTTGATCAGGCTCTCAGCCCGGTAGAAGGCAATCCACGGCAGGTCACCGCCCTCAGGCGGCAGATCAACCAGCAAGGCCACCCGGCCAACCGTCAAGATTTCCTCAGTGATCTTGCGGTGCAACGCCTCAAGCGTCAGGCCGTCTGGCGTGGCGTTTTCCCACATCTCAGCCAGCGGGCTGCCCTCTTCAAGGCCCTCAATGTGCGCCTCTGATTGGTGGATGATGCCCAGCATGCCCTGAATGGTAGGCGCTACCAGATCAGGGAACTGCGCCCGCATCTTGTAGGCTGCGTACATGTCATTGGGGTGCGTGCTGCCCTTGAAGCCGCTTGGCATGGGCAGGTAGGTTTCGGCTCTGGCCTTGACCGTGGTGGCCCCGGCCACGGTGTCACGGCATTCTTGCCAATCTTCCCAGATCAGCGCCAGATCAGGGTGTTTCTCCTTAACGTCACCCTTGGTTGTGGGCTCAGGCTCAGGCTTGACCACCTTCAAGGGTGTCTTGGCCATCAGTGATGCCCTCCCTTCATGCTCACGGCACCGCCTCTGGCGCTCTTGCCAAACATCAGGTCAGTGATGGCCCACACGGCTGCATCAAGCCTGTCCGGGGAGCCCGCCCCCTCATAGCCGCGCTGCGTCATGTAGATCATCTGATCCTCTAGTTTGCTCAGCGGCTTGCCATAGACGTGGCGCACGCGGCCCTGTTCATACAACGCCGCAATGGGTTCTGCACGCACTGCCTTGCCCCTTGATGCGTGCACGGCGCGGTACGGCACCCGCCTGTCAACGGTGCGGATGGTATGCTCAACCATGGCCCCGCCAAAGTTGGCCTCACCCACGATCATGTCTGCCTCATGGTTGTTGTAGGTCTGCACCACGCGGCGCGCCCAATCAGCCGGGCCCCAGTTCACCGTGGCGTCATCCAGCACGTAGATCATGCCGTCTTCACCAAGGCCCGCCGCCACAATGCCGATGTCATCACCCACCTCATCATCATGGTCACCGCCGCGCGCCTCAACGCGCCGCATGTTGAGTTCCCCTTGGGTGCCAGACGGGTCAACGCCCACCGTCACCCGCAGCATGTCTGGCAGGTCCTCGCCCTTGCGCATGCCCGCCCCCATGGGGTTGGTTGCGCTGCGCGTCTCAAGCATGCGCCGGGTCCAGAGCGCGCCCGGCACGTCATCAAGCACCTCAGCGTGCAGTTCTTGCCTGCCCAGCCGCGTGCCCTCATAGCGCCGCTCCATCTTGGTGATGAAAGCCGGGCTCAGGTTCTCATAGTTTTCGTAAGTACTGCCGCGCGTAATATAGGTGTCGGGGGCTTCAAGTAATTCCTTGATGACAGGTATGGGGCGCGGGGTCGTGGTCACCAGTTGCTGGGGGTTGATGCCCACGCGCAGGCCAAATTGCAGCATGTCCCACGTTTCTTGGGCATAGCGCCACTTGGCCAACTCATCTGACCATGCAGCCTCATGCTCAGGCCCGCGCAGTTGCTCAGGGTCGTCGGCACTGTAGGTGTGCGCCGTGGCCCCGTTGGGCCATGTCAGCTTGCGCAGGCTGGGGGTGTAGACGGGTCTGAACTCAGGTGGATGGCACTTCAGTATGCCGCCGCTTGACTGCACCATGACATCACGGGCATCGGCCGCTGTCTCAGCCACCAGCGCCATGTGCCCGCAGCGCCCGCGCGCCAACGGCGTGTCACCGCACATCATGGCGCGCACCCACTCAGCGCCCATGCGGGTCTTGCCGTAACCTCTGCCTGCCAGCGCCAGCCACACAGACCACTCACCGGGCGGCTCTTGCTGTGATGGGCGGCCCCAGAAGGACCAGTCATACAGCAGATAGTCTGCCTCTTGTGGGCTCAGGCCCATGAAAAAGATTTCCCGCTCATGAGCGGGCATTTCAGCAAGCAACGTCGCCACGGCTACGTTGGCGTTCAAGTATTAATCCTTTTACCCCCTCAGAAAGGTAAATGATAAACAGCCACCCCCGCGTCAACCTCTGGATAGGAAGTACTGCCACGGGGGTGGCCGGAGCCATTACAGCCCTGTGGGTAAACTACAGTCCAACGCTACTGATTGCAACCAATGTGTGATGATTTACGTTAGGTGAGCCGGTCGGGTCCTTTACTTTTTTGACAATGGGAGGCTATACATCAGCAATTACTAGGGGGTTAACCGATGAAGACGCCAACCTTGAAACTATACCGTATGCCTGATGCTGCCGAGGGTACTGACAGCCTGCGCGTCAGCTTTGTGGTCACGCTCAACGGCGTGCCCTTGATCAAGGCCAGTGAACTGCGGCCCCTGACGCCGTGGTCACCCGACGATGTTGAGTGCCCGCAAGACGTGCACAGCCTTGTGCTGTCACTGGAAAAGGCGCTTGGCATCTACTGCGGCTGGTCTGATATCAGGGAAGAGCGCAAGGTCACCCGGTTCAAGATGCCGGGCGTGCCCGGCTTCAAGCTGCACACGGTCTGAATGGGTGCCCGGCCTTGCAGCCGGGCTGGGCCAGAGGCTTGCCTTTAGCGCCATCACCCTTGATTGAGGCTCATTTGCTTGCTGCCTGAACCCGCCTCAGGGTGATCCTGTAGTGGCCGCTGCCGCACCCACCTCACTTCAATGCGGCAGTGGTCTAGGTCTGCACGTTCCTTGTTCACCGCAATCAGGTTGTTGCACAAATCACCGATGGTGCCGGGCCCTGACCACGGGCATTCAAGACACCCCAGCAGCCTGCCCTTGGGCGTAAGGATGGCCACCTTGACCACATAGACCGGGGGCGGCTCAACCGGGGGCTCTGGCCCCTGCTGTGGCTCATCAACCAGCTTCAGGTTCACCAAGCACCCACCACCGTGAACGCCTGTGCCGTTGGCACGGTAGCGCCAGTGGTCACACCCGTGCCAAGGTTCTTGCAGGTGATGCTCAGGCCCGCAATGGCTGTGATCTCATACTTGCCGCCCGTGCCGATTGTCACGTTCTGGCCCACCACCAGCCCGGCTGCGCTGGTCACCGCCACGGCCACCGTGGCCCCAATGGCGGGCTGCACAAAGCTGGCCGTGGTGGTCGTGGGGGCAATGGTGCCCGGCCGCGCCAAGCCAAAGTCAGTCTGGCACCAAGCCAGCGCCAGCGCCTTGGTGGCATGGTCAGCGCTCTTGGCGCTCATGCCGGTGTACCTGCCGCTGTTCAAGCGGTAGGCGCGGTAGACGTTGCCTATGCGCTTGATGCCGTAGGCGTGCTTGCCCTTGCCGTGGTAGACCGGCTCAAAGCGCTGGATGTTGCGTGCGGTGGTGCGTAGGGTGGCGGCCATTAGCTGGCTTCCTCTGTCTTGCGTTTGCGGGCTGCTATGCGTTCAACGATCTGATTGACCTTGGCCTTGACGCTGACCTTGGCCGCGTCTGACTGGGGCTCAGCCTCAGGCACGGGCTGGTTGATCACCGTGGCCCTTGGCCCGTAGCGGGCGGGGTCAGTCTTCTCAACGTAGGTCTTGCCCGCCGCCACCCGCGTGGCGGCATCCCACGTGCCAGCCTTGCCGTCTTCAAGCATGCCATCAACCAGCAACTCAGCCTGAATGTTCTTGGCCCTGCGGTAGCGGGCCATCATGTCAGGCTCTTGCTCAAGCCACTCAACGAACGTGCCGGGCAGCGGGTAGTCACGGTTGTTGGCGCACAGCGCGTTCAACGTCTCACCGTTCTTGATCCGCTCAATGATCAGCAGCGCAATCTCGGGGTCAAATGACTTGGGGCGTCTACGGTAATCTTCCTCTGCCCACCGGGGCTGGTAGACCGTAGTCTGCGGGTAAGGGCGTGTCATGGCCGGAGTATAGGCCCCTGCCGGTGAGCCTGTAAAGTGGCCCAGACCGGGGTTTTGGGCACTGCAACCGGGGTTTGCATACCGTAACGATACTCAACCCTACATACACGCGCACACACATAACGACGTAATAATCTGAGTATTGCGCAATACGCGCCCACGCGTTTTTAATCAATGACTTAGGTCCTGTTACTATTGGCCTATTGTCACTATTGGCCTAAATGGTTTGACCCCATACCCCCTTCTACGTGACGCGCGCATATTTATGCGCTTTCAAGGGCCCTGTTGACAGCAGTCGCTTTCATGTTGTAAACGACCTGATGTGCCCGGCGTCCCCGGTCACCCCTCTGAACCCAAAGAAAGCAACACCCATGAAAACCGCCTTCACCACCTACGCTGAACGTGCCCGCGCCGCTGGCCATGCTGACCTTGCCAAGCGCCTTGAGACTGAGAGCCGCGCCTGCGGCTACCTGATTGATGAATGCCTGCGCCGTGGCCTTCTGGTCAGCATCAATGACGGTGAAGACTGGTGCCTGCGCAAGAGCCAGAACCGCCACGAAATCATGTGCGCCCTTGCCAGCACTGATGAAGACACCCTGCGCGCCCAGACCATTGGCCTGCCCGGTGACCCCAAGCAGGCCGCCACCTTCAGCCTGATCTACGGCAATGACGGCTATGACGTGATTGCTGACTACGGCGTCAACGCCCTTGCTGAAGCCATCATGGCCGCCATTCAGCCCCAGCTTGACGCGCTTGAGGCTGAATGCACATAACCTCGCTTTACACGGGCACGAGGTCGTGCTAAACCATTCAAGGCGCGGCCACCCGGCTGCGCCTTTTCAACCTCTGGAGAACCACCATGTCTTTCAAATCACCCGTTGCGCGCATCCGCGTGCTGGTACCCAACCCCAAGAAGCCCGGCAGCAAGGCGCACTACCGCTTCAGCCTCTACCGTGACGGCATGACGCCCGGTGAGTACCTGCGGGCCGGTGGCACGCGTGAAGACCTGCACTGGGATGAGAAGCGCGGCTTCATTGCCATACCGGCCGGTGAAAGCACCTTCAGCGCCGCCACCGCTGCCGCGCCCACCGCCAACCGCAGCGCCGCCGTCAACCGCATACGCGCCCTGCTGAGCAAGACCGTTGAAAACGGCTGCACCGAGGAAGAGGCCATGGCCGCCGCTGAAAAGGCCGGGCAGCTTATGGACAAGTACGGCATTGAACAATCTGAGACTGAGATCAAAGCCGAAAAGTGTGAAAGCGGCATTCACGGCGCGCACCGCGCCCGGCCGCACCCCAGCCAGTGGTGCGCCAAGGCCATTGCCGATTACTGCGCCTGCATTGTCTACCACAAGACCGGCACCGGGCAGATCATCTTCTTCGGCCTCCCGGCTGACGTTGAGGTGGCCACCTACCTGATGCGCGTCATTGAGGGTGCCGGTGACCGTGGCTATGCCGCCTTCAAGGCCACCAACTGGGTCAACAACCGCCGCACCCGCAATGATTTCATGCTGGCCTACACCGCGCGCGTCAGCACCCGTATCAGGGAAATGCTGAAGGCAAGGCATACGGAGACGCTGGTCACCACCAGCGGCACCGCCCTGATGGTGGTCAAGAACGCCGTGGTTGCCGAGCAATGGGGTGACCGCAAGCTGCGCAAGGCCAGCAACACCCGCGTGGCCACCAGCGGCAGCCAGAGCGCGCGTGAGGCGGGCATGGCTGCGGGCAACAAGGTGCACCTTGGCACCGCCGTGGGCACCAGCGCCACCAAGCTGCGGCTGGCGTGACGTTTGTACCCGGTTACAAACCAAAATACCGCTTGCGCCGGGGCAAATCCCGGTGCAAGCTACCCCCTCACCTCTGGATAGGCTGAACCCCAAATGATTGACGCTGCCGCATTTACGCGCCTGTGCCCGGCTGACCAACTGGCCGTCTGCAAGGCCCTGCAACTGCCCCTGCCCACGCCCGGCGTGCCGCTTGATGTGATCCTCATTCAGCACAAGCTGCCGCCACAGGCCGCCCTGTCACGCCTTGAGCGCAGCACTGATCTGCGCGCCATGATCGCCACCGCCTGCCTGAAGGGTGTTCTGACCAAGTGCCCTGACAGCGCCCAACTGAAGCCCAAGCCCTACCCCAAGCCGCAGCCGCCCAAGCCAGCCCAGCCCAGCCCACGCAGCCCCGTTGCACGGGCCGCCAAGGCCGCCCGCGTGCTGGTCAGCCATGTGCCCAACCCCAAGCAGAAGGGCAGCAAGGCGTATGGCCGCTACGCGCTCTACCAAGACGGCCTTACCGAGGCCGAGTTGCTGGCCCGTGGCATTACCCGTGAAGACTTGCGGTGGGACGGCGCACGTCAGCACCTGACATGGCGGCCCGCATAGGCTATACCGGGGCATGGCCACCTTTACCCACGATGGTACCCGCCTTCACCCGCCTGAGAGCCTGTCTCAGCCGGGTGACGCTCAGCCGCAGGCCGTCACGCCGCATGCTGAGCCCACCGGGCCCCGGACGCACCAGACCTATCAGGTAGACCCGGCCCTGATCAGCCTAGCGCTGGGTGCGTCCGGGGAGGCCCACCGCATTGTCTACGTCAACGTGCAGGACCGCACCAAGCGCGGCCAAGGCCACATGCGCAGCCTGATGGCCACCGTGATGGCTGATCTAGACGCTGACGGTATGGAATGCACCAGCATCATCCGCAATTATGAGCCTGACTGTGACCCGCAGCGGCTGACCGGCCTGTTTGAAGACTTTGGCTTTGTGGTTGAAAGCACTACCCCTGAGATTGAACTGCGCCGCCCGGCAAAGTGATGACGGCACCAGTGCCGTCAACACTTTTGCAAAGTCGCTTTACAAGCGCCCCCAGACGATGCTAGGGTAGACCTGTCAACTGGATAGGAGTTACCTGATGTCTACCGTAGAAGTCTACCACGGCCCCGTGCACGTGGCCTCTGTTGAAACCCCCTACGCCGACCCCTACGACGCGCTTGAGTTTGCGTGGCGCTATACCCAGAACATCAGCGGCTCTTGGTCACGGCCGGGCAACCCTGATCACCATGACGCCGTGACCGTGCGCGCCATGCTGCCCATCATTGATGGCAGGGAATACGGCCTGCGCTCAAGCATGATGGGTGACCGCTTCATCTTTGAAGGCGTCACCTACGTGGTGGCCGCGTGCGGCTTTGAGGAACAGGTGGTGGCGGCATGAGCGCCGCCATCTACGCCACGCAGGCTGCGGCCACCGCCGCCGCCCTGCGGCTGGGCCTGCCCAACACCATACCCACCGCCGTCAAGCTTAAAGGCGGCTGGGTGGCCGTGGTCAGGCTGCGCCCTGACCAGATGTGGATGACCCACACCGTGCTGACCAACGGCTGTTGCGTGGGTGAGGCACCATGACCGCGCACGGCACCAAGACCAAGCTGGGTGCCTACCAGCCGCAGCTTGACGCATGCCCGTTCTGCCATGGCCGGGCTGACATCAGCGGCCTGATAGACGTTCAGGACAGCCCTGACTGGCTGGTCAAGGTTGAGTGCTGGGAATGCGGCGCTGAGATGTCAACACGCGCCACACAGCCGCGCTACCCCTACACCAAGCACGCGTGGGATGCCTTTGAAACCACCCTGCTGCACGCCGCCGCCACCCGCTGGAACACCAGAAAGACCGCACCATGACCCGCGCCCTGAACCACATGGAATGGTTTGACCTGCTTGACGGTGCCAAGAACGATCTGCCCGTCATTCAGACCCTGTTGCAGAACCTGCACGGCTACAAGACCACGGGCTACACCAGCGCCGAACTAAACGCTGACGTGGCGCAACTGGTGCACCTGTTCCTTGCAATGCGCATGCACCAACTGAAGAACACCCGCCGCAACATGGTCCCTTCACCAGACGCTTAAGGGATGCTATAGCTAGGGGCATGACCCAAGACACCATGCCCCTGCTGCCCCAACGTGAAGCCGCTGAAGTGGTCAGCTTGCTGTTTCAGCACCTGCCCGATTGGCCCATCAAGAGCGCTGAGGCGTTCCGCAACGCCGTGCTTGGTGACGCCATGCTGGCCATCAACCCATTGCTTGCCATCACTGAAGAGCGTGACGTGACCTACCTGCGCAACGTCATCAAAGACGTGGTGGCTGATGGCCGCATGATTGACTTTGGCTTCATCCCCAACGCGGTGATCAAGCGTGAGAGCATTGCCAGCCGCCACATGTATGAGGCTGGCGAACTGCCGCACCCGTTTGAAAGCTGGCTGGGCGTCACCAGTTGGGAGGGCGGCTTCAACGGCTACCTTGTGGCACCGCACCCCGCGCGCCCTGAAGACACGCTGGTGGTTGAACTCTACGGCCTCAGCATTGCTGAGCCCAAGCTGGGTGATGCCGTGCTGATCTACGATATGGTCAGCATCAACGCCAAGCCCGGCAACACGCTGGTCAGCCCGGCCTACATGCGCTACCCCGGTGGCCACGTTGAGAGTGAACTGGAGCAACGCAACCGTGGCTCAAACAGCCTTGACCCGCTGGTCACCATGCTGCGCCTGCTTGCGGATGCCGCCATACCCATCACCCACGTGGCCGCCCCGGCCAAGCTGAACGCCGCCCGCGCCAAGAAGGGCAGGCACCAGATACCCGCCCACAACGTGGTGCATACCAAGGATTACGTCAGCGCCTTTCAGAGCCGCGCCTACGCCAAGGCGTCTGCCAGAGGCGGCCACCATGCCAGCCCGGTGGCGCACTGGCGACGCGGCCACATGCGCCACCTCAGCAACGGCAAGCTGGTGCCGGTCAAGGCCAGCAAGGTGAACTGGCGCACTGAGGAAGAACTGCACCGCCTTTTCTACAAACTCTGAGGATGATACTGTGAAACTACACCCTGTTGTGGAAACTATACTCTGGGCCTTGGCCATAGGTGCCATGCTGACCCTGATCATATGGAAGGCAAGTCAATGAGCCTCAAAGCCCAGCACGCCGCCGCCTGCGTCTACGCCAAGCTGGCCATGGCTGAGCGCGGCAAGGTTGACCCGGTGATCCTGATACCTGACGGTGAAGACTTGGCGCAGTGGCCAGCGCCGCCGTGGCGCAACCCGGCTGAGAAGGCGCATTGGGCCGCCATCATCAAGGAGGTTCTCAACGGCATGGGCATTGCCAGCTACAGCTTTGTCAGTGAGGCATGGATGGCCCGCATTGACCCGCGCACCCAGCCTGAGATGCTGAAGGTGCCCGTGCGCGAACACAGCCAGCGCCAAGACGTGCTGATGGTGACCAGCCGCAACCGTAACGGTGAAGCCCTCAACACCACCTACCCGGTCACCTACGGTGCTACCGGGGAGCCCCCGGTTCTGGGTGCGGCTGACCACACTGCGGCTGACCGTGACACCGGCCTGATGACCAATTTCTTTGAGTAGGTCGCTTTACACCAGCGCGACCTTGGGGTAAAAGGACCGGGCTCAACACCAACCAAAAGGGGTTACCCATGTCCGGCCCAAAGCCAAGACTGAACTATGCCTACCTCAAGACCCTGACCGTGAAGCGCCTGCGCATGATGCTGACGCTGCTGGTTGACCGGCCCAATGGCGATGCCATGAACCCAGCCATGATTGCTGGCGTCAAGGCCGAACTCAAGCGCCGGGGGCTGTGATGACCATGTACGGCGTCTACCGCGTGCTGAAGAGCGGTGACCACCGCTACGTCAGCCGCTCTGTGACGGCCAGCCAGAAGCTGGCTGAAGAGATTGCGCGTGACCTGACCGCTGGTGAGGTGGTGATGCCTGACGGCAGCACCAAGCGCGTGCCTGCCCACCCACACGTGGCCAAGGAGTTGCCGTGATGACCAGCCGCATGCAGACGCTGCTGCGCGTGGCGCTTGAACTGGCCGACGCCGTGGCGTTTGACATGCACGGTGAACTGATCGGCGGTAAGCTGGTGGGCGGCAATGGCGGCCTGTTGTCTGACAAGACGCTGGCCAAGGCTGATGAAGTGCGCCGGGCGGTAGACGCCGTGCGCCGAGAAGGTGCGTGATGATCATCAAGGTGGATGACGCCAAGCAGCGCGCTGCTAATGCCGAGCGCGTCAAGTGGGCCCTTGCCGCCACGCTGGCCGCTGCCCGCAAGAAGACCAACGTCAGCCTGAGCCCCATCACCATGTGGCTGCGGGCCCTTCAGGAGCGTGACAATGGGCAAGCGTGACGCGGCCATTGTGGCCACCCTGATCTACCCGCCCATACCCATACGCCAGTTTGACTGGATGGCCTGCCGTGACGGCTATGAGGAAGACGGCCACTATGGCTACGGTGAAACCAAACAACAGGCCATTGCTGATTTGCTGGCCATAGAGGAAGATGAAGATGACTGAGATTGAGAAAGATGCCCGCGCCTACTGGGCCGTGCTGAACGGCCCTGCTGACGGCTGGGGGCAGCATTGCCACCCGTACTATGGCGCAAGCCACTGGATGCTGGCGCGGCTGCGCCAGAAGCACGGTGAAGCGGCCTTTGAGGCTACGCTTGACCAGACCCGCCCGGTGGCGTCATGAGCCCCAAACTCTACCACGGCACCGCCGCCCGGCACCTGCCTGACATCAAGGCCAACGGCCTGCGCCCGCGCGGCAAGCGCAAGGGCAACTGGCAGCACAGCGTTGAAAGCTGCCCTGATGCCGTCTACCTGACCAACGCCTACGCCCTGCACTACGCCCACGAGGCCGCCAAGCCCGGTGAGGCGCTGGCGGTGCTTGAGATTGACGTGGGCCTGTTGGCCCCGTGGTGGCTTGCGCCGGATGAGGACTGGCTTGAACAGGTCAGCCGCAAGCAAGAGGGGCACGCCCCGCTTGGCAAGCCCATGAAGGCCCGCACCCGCTGGTACCGCAGCCGCCTGATGAACTATGCCACCAACTGGCAGGATAGCCTTAAGGGTCTGGGCAACTGCACCTACCATGACGTGATAGCGCCCATGGCCATCACCCGCGTGGCGCTGGTTGACGCCCAGACCAACAACGGTCTGGTGTGGATGGCAGGCATTGACCCCACCATCACCCTGATGAATTACCGCATCTGCGGCCCCAAGTACCGCAACGCCATGCGCAGGCTGTTTGGTGAGGCTGACGGCCATGAGCCTGATGACCTGATGACATCACTGCGTGACCCTGAGCGTGAGGCTGCCCGGCACGCCGCCGTTGAAGAATTATGGAGTAGGGTGCAAATAGGTCCTTTACAGCAGTATGCGACCTAGCGTAAGAAGGATGCCAAGGCGCTTTTGCCTTTGGACCCACCTTCATGCCCCGCCGCGTCACCTTCAGCAAAGTTGCCCCTGACACCTACACCGTATTCAGTGACGGCGTGCCCGTGGGCACCGTGCGCAAGCTGATCACCGGCTACTGGCGCACCAGCGTGCGCGGCCTGATGGGCAAGGAGTTCATCATGCTGCGCGCCGTGGCGCGTGCCGTAGCCTACCTGTAACCCTCTGGAGAACCACATGTCTAAGCACCTGAAGATTGAGATGCTTGACGGCCGGGTCTACACCAGCACTGACGGCTGGGCCACCGTCTGGCTGGTGGGCCGCCGCCGCCCGGTGGCCAAGGCTGAGGCTGATCTGGTGCGCTTTCTGCACGCCATGGGGGCCTCATCATAAAATTCGCTTTACACAACACGATTTTACCGTCTATGGGGGCGGGGCGGGGCAACCCTGCCCCGCCTCAACGCCATCTGAAAGGCACCCAAATGACTGATCAAAACATGAAGTTCACCCGCGTTGACGGGCCGCGTCACATCACCACCGCCTACGGCGTGCCCGCTGACGGCACCTACCACGTGCTGACTGAGGTTGTCTGTGACATGTTTGGCCCCTACCCCACCGTGGTGGCCTACGTCATACGCAAGCCTGACGGCAAGCTGGCCCGCGCCTACATGCACGCTGAGCCAGACCCTGACCTGCCAGCGCCAGCGCCCACGGCCCTCAGGCTGGTCTAGGGCGCGTCTGAGGGGCTTGGGTGGGCTCAGACACCACCCAGCCCCACAAAACGCTCTGGCGGGGCTGCCTGACGCCCCAGCGGGCATTGCCAAGTGCCCACCCTACCCCTAGATTGCCGCCTCACCCCAATTTTGGCCGCTGCAACCGTACCAACCTGTGCAGCGGCCTTTTTTGCGTCTGGGTCCATTTTAGGGCTTTACAGCAGGGTCGTCTTCAGGCAAAAGGGATCACAGGCGCTTATGCCTCTGGAGACCTGCCGTGACCAACTTTCTTGCCCACCTCACCGCCGCTGAACTGACCACCCGCGCCAAGCAGATAGAGGCGCAGATCGTGCTGACCACCAACACCAAGCCCATCTGCCGTGAACACGCTGAGCGTCTGGCCAATGCGCTGAACTGGCAGCGCGGTGGCCTGCGTGACACGCTGGCCGCACTGGCCGCGCTCACCGCCTGACCCCCGCGCCTTAAAGGCGCGGTGCCCTGCAAGGCCGCCTACGGGCGGCCTTTTGCATTTGGTGCCGGTCACGGGTTGGAGGCCCTACCGGCTCTGGGCGCGGACGTAACCCAGCAAACCAACGCTTCATGCGCTGTCTTTGCGCCTGATCGTGATGCGCACAAAGTTGTCTTGAACATCAACGTTGCGGCGCACCACCGTGTAGGTGTCACCATCGTCAAACGTGATGTCATCCCCCGTGATAGGCGGGTTGTACATCAGGTAGCGGCCCTTGCTGCCGCCGCCCTCAACAAAGAACTCACAGCTTGAAGCGCCGTCTGCCATAGTTTTCTCCTCTAGACGGTACTGGTCGTTATAATTCTTGAGCCGCCCCAGCATCTCATCAGCCAGCGCCGCACCGGCCTTGAAGTACCGCACGGGCCAGCTATCGGTCATGCTGCCGCCCGGTCATCAGTTGCTGCACCGCAGGCCAGTTCCATTCATGCGGCTCACCACACCAGCGGCCCAGCACGGCCAGACCGGGGATGCCGTTGAGCCCCTTTTCAGCCAGCGCCTTGATGGCCGCGCCGTCAATGACCCAAAGACTGTCTCCCCGGTCGTGGCTGCTACCGACCCCCATGGCCCTGACCATGATCAGGCAATGCACGCCAGCCCGCATGTGCAGGTCAATCCACGCTATCTGGTGCGGCCTGACCGTCACCGCCCAGCCGTGGGTGGCCTTATGCTCAACCCAGCCGCTGGTGAAGCTGGGGATGTGCGCCCAGTGGGTGTCAGGCACGCCCTGCCGGGTGCCCGCCGTCTCAACCGGGGTCCACAGCCAGCCCTGTGACTTGTGCAGGTGATGTTGCACCACCTTGCGCAGCCCGGCATCCGCAATGGTCACGGTAGCAGCCCTATGATCGTCAGTGATACAATGCCGACGGTCACTATGAACCCGATGACCAAGGCAAAAGACATCATGGCGCTCACGGCTTGAAGTCTTTGACCAGCCTGTTGAAGGTGGCCTTGCCGTCTTCACTGGCCATCCACGCGTCACTCTCAGCCTTGCTGGCGTCAAAGGCACCGTCATGGTGGCGGGCGCGGATGCGGCTGGCTATGTCACGCTTTTCGTTGCTGTAGGTGGGGTCTTTGATGATGGCCACCAGCGCCATGTCAAGTTCCATGCCGGGCAGGTCGTGCGCTGACAGGTAGTCATGAAACTCATTGCGCTCGGCACGCGCCGCAAGTTCCATGAACCCGGCACGCTTCAGGGTGTCCGCCAGATACTGGCTGGTGGGTGCCGTCTCAGGCAAGGGCGTTGGTGCTTTGGCCAAGGTAATGATCCACTGTGTGCTTGATGTCTTTGTCTTTGGTGTACATGTCACTGGCCCGCACCATCCATGACAGGTAGCCGTGCGGCACCGTAGACCACGGCTGGCCGTCATGCTTGCCAAACTTCACCGTCTCAAGCAGCATGGGTGTGTTGCTGAGCCGTACAAGGTCCGTAGGGGATTTCAGCGCCAGCATGCGCACCAACACCGCCGCCGTGCAGGCGGCATCGTACAGCGCCCTGTGAGCGGCCTGCCCGGCCAACAGATGCTCAGGCGGCTCAGCGTTGAGCCAGTAGCGCAGGGTCTGGTTGCTGTACTTGGGCGCGTCAGGCCACAGGTGCCGGGCGCACTGGTAGGTGTCTATCCACGCTAGGCTCAGTTCAGGCAAAAAGGCCCGGTCGTAGGGTGCGTTGTGCGCCGCGTACAGCATCTGGCCGGGCCGCTCCATGGTCTTCATGCTGCCAATGATGATGCCGCGTGGCGCGCAGTTGGGCGCGCCGGGCTGGCACCACGCCGGGTTGATGTGGTGGGCCGCCCGCGCGGCCGGGTCAAACGGCGCAAAAGTTTCAACGAAGAACGTGCTGCCCGGCCCAAACACCCAGTGGGCACCCTCAAGTTCAAGGCTCACCCACGCCACTTCACATATCTCAGCCCCGGTTTCTGGGCTCAGGCCGGTCGTCTCAGTGTCTAGAACCACTATGGTGTCAATCATAGCTACCCCTTCTGGCCGCCGTATTGTAGGCTCCGCCAATTATTTTCACAAATTTCCATTTCTCGCTTTACAAGGCAATGCGCCGAGCGTAAAAAGGAGTTTGTGCCATTGAGCACCAACCGGGCTGCGGCCCACAAAACCATAGGGTGAAAACCATGCTTACCGAACTTTCTCTGGCCCAGCTTAACGTGGCCTACAACCGCGCGGTGTCTGAACTCAAGCTGCCGCTGAAAGAAATCAAGGGCTTCCATGACAAGCCCACGGGCGTTGCCCGCCTGACCAAGATCATGGCTGACCATTCTCTGGTGCTTGACGGCACCAAGCTGGTGCGCAACGGCCTTGCCGGGCTCAACGCTGACATGGCTGGCCTTGCCGCCCATGGCGTTGAAGCGCCGGTAGCGGGCACGGGCAACGGCCTTGAGGGGCTGGCTGACAGCCTGAGCGGCAACGTGGTCAAGTTCAAGGCCGTGACCACCAAGAAGGCCGCCAAGGGCGTGGCCAAGGGCGGTGCCGGTCTGGTGGCCCAGTTCAAGAAGGCCATGGCCAACGCCAAGCCTGAGAAGGCCGCCAAGGCCGCGCCAGCCGCCAAGCCGGTCAAGGCCAAGGCGGTCAAGGTCACCGTCAAGGCCAGCGCCCACCGTGGCCCGCGCCCTGAGTACGCTGACGGGCAGGTGATCACGCTGATCGTGGCCAACCCCAAGCGCAAGGGCAGCTTGGCCTTCAAGCGCTACGCCCGCTACGTTGACGGCATGACCGTGGGTGATGCCATCTTGGCGGGCCTGACCCGTGAAGACTTCAGGTGGGACACCCGCCACGGCCACATCAGCATCAAGTGAAAAGGGGCCCCTGCGGGGGCCCTCTTCTTTTGGGGCCGGGCTCACCGCTTGGCCCTGATGTGCTGCCTGTACCAGCCCAACGCGCTGTCTAGCACCGAGTTCATGCGTTGCTTGGCCAGCGTCTCATCAGGCGTGGCCGCCCGCACCACCATGGTGAAGTCATTGCGCTTAACGGGGATCAACTGGCAGATGGGCGTGCCCTTGGGCAATATGAACGTCTTGCCCGTCACCTTCAGAAAGAACGGCAGGTTGACCACCGCGTCATACCTGTCAGTGTCAACCAGCCCTGAGAAGATTTCAATCTCTGGCTGTTCCCTATTGATCAGCGGTATGAATAGGGTTGACCAGCCGGGCGGCGTCTTGACCACCCAGTGCATGAGGAACTTCAGCGCTACCCGGCTGGCGGCACGCGGCGCGCCCTTGATCTGATAGGCTGGGTGCGCGTCAATCACGCGTGTCACCTTCAGGAACTCACTGTGATGCGTCACGCTGGTGCCCGCCGCGTCAACCTCAAAGGTTATCTCAGCCGGGGTCACCAAGATGTAGCCCTCAGTCATGGCGTCCTGAAACGGCATGCACCGCTTGATGGTCAGCGCCGGGTTGTTCACCGCGTACACATCAGGGTCTATCGCTGGCAGCTTCTTGTACCAATCCGGCAAGAAGTCAGCCGCCCTGATTGGCGGTGCTATCACGCCCATGTACTCAGGCAGGCAATGAAACGTGATGGTGCCAACCTCATCACGCCTGAACAAATCCCGCATCATTCAGCAGCATCCTGCCAGCCAACAGCCTTCTCAGCCAACAGCCACGCCCTGACCAGCGTCACGCGGTTGTCTATGCCCAGCTTGGCATAGATGTTGTTGACGTGCACCTTCACGGTGCCGGTTGTGACGCCCAGTTGCTCAGCCACCGCCCTGTTGCGGTGGCCGTGGGCGATCAGGTGCGCTATTTGCCGCTCACGCGGTGTCAGTTTATCCATTATTCAAACCTCACTGCTCATCCCGTAGCTACGTGAGCCATCAATTCCTCAAGCACCTTGGCCACCTGTTCACGCAGCCATGCGTTCTCATCCCGTAGCTGCGTGACCATGGCCTCAAGCGTGGCTATGTTCTGGCGCAGTTGAAATTCCACCTCTGGCATCGCCATCATTTCTGGCATCACTCAAACCTCACTGCGGTGAAGCCCAGAGCCTTGAATAACATGATGCACGTCAGCATGCGCGGGCTGCGTGTCTCCCGGCTCATGATGCGTGACACCGTGGTGGGCGTCAGGTTGGCGGCACGGGCCAAATCCTTGACCGTGCTGTGCTGCTTTCTGACGTGCTGCTGGATCAGCTTGGCCAACAGCTTGACCCCCTCAAAGCCCACCAGTTCATCCAGTGAGACATGCAGCCCGCGCCGGGCGGTGATGGCAGTAACGGTAGCGGCCATGTGATTGTTGCTCCTTCAGCGTTGTTTCACATGCCGCATCATAGCATCCCTTTACCCCCGCCCACCCTCAAGGTGCGCCCACGCTGCCCGTAGCTTCTGGCAGTCTGGGTCTTCACCAATCTCAATGAACTCAGCAGCGGTAGGCTTGCGCTGTCGGTCACCATCAAAGATGGCCCATTCCCCACAGTAGAAGCACAGTGAAGCATCCCCGTCAGTGGGTGCTACGGCCTCACCGGGCACGGCGTTGCTGGCGCGGGTGTTGACCGCCTCACACCACGGGCAGCGTGAATGAAATACATGCTTAGGCATGCCACTCCTCTTTTGCTTCACCCCACGTGGGGCCAACCTCAAGGTCCACAATGGTAGGCACCACCAGCGGGGTCGTCTCAACCATGATCTGCTGTACCCGCAGCGCCACTGCCCGGTCAGCGGTGCTGATGTCAAGTTCGTCATGCAACTGCACCATGGGTATGATGCCCTCTTGCCAGATGGCCAGCATGGCCCGCTTGGTCTGCCGGGCCGCGCTGCCCTGCACCAGATTGTTCAGCGCCTTGCGCGTGTCAGCCCGCCGCAGCCTTGTGCCAGACCACGGGTGGTCGGGGTCGGCCTGCCGCTCTTGCGCGGTGGCCAGATCAGTTGGCGTCAGCACCTTGCCGCGCCGCTCAGCGTCAGCGCGCCGGTCCCAGTCAACGTAGCCACCCTCCCATTGCGGGTAGTGCATGCGCGCCCCGTCTATCAGCCTGATGTAGCCGCGCTGGCTGGCGGCGTTCTTGCACTTGTCCTCTAGGCTTTTGATGAACGGCAGCCGGTCGTGGTAGTCAGCCAGTATGGCCTCAGCGTCTGACAGGCTGACGCCCAGTTCCTCAGCCAGACTGCGCTTGCCCTTGCCGTAGGTCATGGCAAGGTTGAGGATTTTGGCTATGGGTCGGGGCCTGCCGGTCATCTCTGCCACCATGGCGTGATAGTCGGTATCGGGTTTGTCTATGTACCGCTGCACCGCCGCTTCAGCGCCCTCAGCACCCACCTTGCTGGCAAAGTGCACGGTCAGCCGGGGTTCCTGCTGAGAGTAATCAAGCGCCACCCAGCGCTCACCGGGCTCAGGCAAGAAGCACCCCCTGATGGCCTTGCCTATGGCACCCAGCGGCCCCGGCTTGTCGGGGCTGGTCATCTGTTGCAGCGGCGGCTCAGAGTAGCTAAAGCGGTGGCTGCGGGTGCCCCCGGTCGTGTCACGGTACTGGTGAATTTCCGCGTGAATGCGCCCGTTGCTCTGGTAGCCCAACAGGTAGTTGTTGACGAACTTGGCCGCCGCCTCTTCATACAGTTCTGCCCGCGCACAGGCACGCGGCAGCGGGTGTTCATGCTTCTCCATCCAGTCTTTGGTGAAGCTGCCCTGCTGTGCCTTGGCCGTGTAAGGAAAAGTGATCTTGTTGACGGTGAACCACTTCTCCATGTTCTTGGGGCTGCGTATCTCATCCATGCTGGCGGGGCGGGGCATTTCCATGAGTTCACCCACGTCAGCCAGTGCCGCGTCACGTTCTACCGCCAGCGCCTTGATCAGGGCCTCAATGCGGGGTAGGTCAAGCCTGATCCCCCGCCGCCGCATGGCCACCACCATGGGCACCAGACCCATCTCAGTCTCATAGGCGGCCATCAGGTTCTGTTCAATCAGCAGCGGCTGCGTGGCGTGCCACAGCGCCAGCGTCTGCTCGGCGTCGGCTATGGCGTAGGGCGCAACATACTTGGCCGGTAGCCGCCAGATGTTCTCACGCGCCTTCTTGGGGTCGCTGCCAAACGCCTCCACGGCCTTGAGCAGCATGGTCATGTCTTTGCCCGGCAAGCCTATGCGCTTGCAGCAATCATCAAGGGCGTAGCTGTATTCCGTTTCATCAACCAGCACGCAGGCGGCCAGCGTGTCATTGATGTCAGCGCCGGTCATGTCGGCATCAAGCCGGGTCAGCCAGCCATAGTCATAGGCGGCACTGTGGAATACCAGCTTGGTGCCGCTCTTGACCAGATCGCTGACCCACTCAATCACGTTCAGCGGCTCTGCCGTGTCAGGGTGCGCCATGGGCGCGTAGCCGCTACTGCCCGCCGCCGCCCAACTGACACCGCAGATGGTGCCGCTTCTCAGAAGCGCCCAGCCTGAGCCCTTCTTGTCCATCAGGCCCTGATCTTTGGTTTCACAATCTAGGGCCACCACCGGCCTGCCCCTCAGGTCAGGCAACTCGGCCGGTGGCTGCCAGTCGCTATCGGGTTTGAACAAGCCTAGCTGACCCTCTTGATGGCGTCTGGCTTTGGCCAAGGCTCACACGCCCTGTTGCCGCGTGCCCAGATCAGCCTCAAGTTCACGCCGCAGTTCTTCAGCCAGCTCTTCAGCGCTGACATCAGCGTGGTGGCCACCGTCTTCAGGCGTGCCCGTGCCGGGCCGCTGGGGCCGCTGGGGCGCGTCTGACGCCTTGGGTAGTGTCTGTGACCGCCCAAACGCCTCAAGCGCGCTGGTGGGCCTGCCTGACAGGTCTTTGGCCATGGTGGCGGCGGCCTCAGTGCGCTGGCCAGCTTGCTGGCGCATGATCTGCTGCACGCGGGCCTTGGCCTCTTCACGCGGCACGTGCCACGCCACAGCCAGCGCGCTGTACACGTCAGTGCCGTCATAGGGCACCACGGGTTTGCGCAGACGGTCAGCCACCAGCGTGGCATACCCGGCAATGTCATCCCAGTGGTCAGGCTCAGCCGGGTCACCACAGACAATGCGCGCCAGCTTGTGCGCCACCATGTAGACGGCGTGCTTCTGTTGATCGGTCATGGTCGGCCAGTTGCGCTCATGCTGCATAGCGCGCATGATTTCCCAAGTAGCGTGACTGTTCTCAGCAAACTCACCGTGCTTGCCGGGCCGCTCCTCAAGTATTGTCTTGACTTTATCCAACATTAGTACTCCTTAATCTTCTGTCTGTGCCAACGCGGCGTGGTGCCGCTCAATCTGTTGATCAGACCAAGCATATATTCGGTTGCGCTCACCTTCTGTATCTATTTTGTTGACCAGCTTCAGCGCCGCCTCACGCGTGCGTATGATGATGGGCAGGGCCAGCGTGTTGCCCAGTTCACGCTCAACCATGCCAAAGCACATCATCTCAAGCAGGTCGCAAATCTTGACCTTGAGCCGCACGTCAGGGTGCAGCGTGGGCACGTACAGGCCCAACTCAGCCAGCGCCCGGCCCTCAGCCGCGTCATAGGCCGCCTTCAGGTCAGGGTTGTTGGCCTTGGCGGGGAACGGTATGTCACCCAGCACAAGTTCAGCCACGTCATGCAGCCTGATGTACTTCTCAACCGGGCTGGGGATGTCACCCCAAAGTTGCTGGTAGATCAGCGCCACCTGCCAGCAATGCTCACCCACCGTCTGGTTTTGGATCACCGGCCAAGAGTGGTATCGCTTGATGCGCCCGGCAAACATCAGGCAGTCAGTCACAAAATCAGTGTCACTCGTCTTCATTCACAAACCCTCTACTGTCATCAGAACTGACAGTACCATCCTTCTCAACACCGGCAAGCCGGGCTTTGGCGGCCTTGCGCGCCGGGCCGGGGTTCATCTGCTTGGTAGCCACCTCAGCCTGATGCACCGCCGCCCGGTTGGCCCTGACCAGCACCTCTACCCGGCCCTCGCCGCCACAGGTATCACACGGCCCCTCAGTGCCCTTGGCGGGGTCGGTAAGTACCCGGCCGCTGCCGTTGCAGGTGTCACAGTCCTTGATCTTTCTGACCGTCCTGAAGATGCTCATTTCTTTATCTTCCTTTCTAGCCACGCCATGGTGGCCTTGCGCCAATCTGGTGCCTGAATGCTTTCTGCCCACGTCAGGGCAGACGTGGCCGTGTTGCCCGCCTTGCGCTCAATGTTGGCCATGTACATGGGCCATGCCGTGCGGGTCAGAAACTCGTTATCAAATTCACCCAGCGTGGCAAGGCTGGGGTCTTGCACATAGGCGCGCACCTCACGGTCAAAGCTGCGGGGGTCTGTCACCAGCGGCACGGTGCCGGGGTAGCCGCCCATGATGCCCGCCTCAGCCCCCACGATGTCAGCCAGATGCTTGGTGGCAGAGTACATGTGCCAGTTGAAGCTGAACTGCGTCAGCCGCCCCATCTCTACGCCCATCCGCGCTGCCAGATACTCCTGCAAGATGCTGAAGTGCACGGCGTTGGCACCGTAGCAACCCCACACGATGTCATTGCTGCGGCACATCACGGCCATGTCAAGTTCACGCAGGTCAGCCTGCACCATCAGCCCACTGGCACTAGCCCCAGCGGTGCGTGGCGTGATGCGCAGGCGCAGGTAGATGTGGGTGTTGCAGGGCTTATCCTTCAGGCGCGGCTGGTCAAGGTCAACCTCAGCGTCCCACATTGCAATGACCGCCTGCCGTGTGCCGGGGTCACGCGCCAGCATGTCAACCACCACGTCAAGCTGATCCATGTCAACGCCCGCAAAGTCACGCACGTTGGTGAAGTGGTTGCGCCAGCGGTAGCCATAGGCCCCGTGCTGGCGGCCATCCTCTTCAGCAAACCGGGCGCTGAAATCTGAGACGAATATATCTAGCCCCGTAGCGTCATTGCGCCCCGCCAGCATCCACAGCGCCTCATGCAGGTGAAACACCGGGTTGGCGTCACGCACAGCATCAAACAGCACCCTCTGGCGCGGCTGGTTATAGATGGTGGTCACCGGGCCGGGCATCACGCTGACGCGCCCCGCGCGGCTGTCTTCTGGCACGCCGTACTGCTGAATAAGCTTGATGGCGTCAAGCCATGCGTAGTTGACGTTGCTGACGTGAATAGTAAACATGTGAAACTCCCCTCAAATAAAATGGCGGCGGGGGGTTCGCCTGCCCCGCCGCCACTCTCAACGCTCTGAACCAAAAAGGTATGCACTTTCCTAGCCGCATCACCTTGACCCTCTAAGCAAGCCGCACTGGGCCGGGGAGATAGGGAGGTGACTTACCGTTGTTGGGCTGGCCGTTCGCCCTCAAAATGATCTCCCCTAAACTAAACCAAGTAATTCCATGACGCGCGGCAATGCAGTTTCACGGCTGTGCGTCTCAGTGGCAATGCCCGCCGCCGCGTTGCTGCGCGTGGTCGTAAACAGCGCCTTATGCTTACGCTCGGTGTGGTACAGGTCAAGCGGCTTTGCATTGCCCTTGGCCGCGCGCCGCGCATAGATTGACTTAACGCATTCCTCAAGTGAAGTGTCAAGCTGAATGACCGTCAGGCCCGGCATCAGCAGCAACCGCTTCTGGCCGTAGCTGCTGACGGCAATGCCCTCCCACAGCACGCTCTGGCCCAGTGACGCCTCAACGGCAATGCGCTTGCAGATATCATCTGGACCCCCCGGCCAGCCGCCAATGGTGTCACAGCCGCCGCAGGCGTTGCCGTAGCGCCCCATGATGGTAACCGGGGGAGCCCGCCAGATGTAGCCCGCCGTCTTGTCTTTGGGCCCCATGGTGAACGTGGTGGCCGCGCTCAGGCCGCCCAGCGCCTTGATCACCTGCTCGGCAATGTAGGTCTTGCCGCTGCCGCCCGTGCCCCTGATCAGAACAATGCTCATGACGCCGCCTTCTTACGGGCAAGTTCCGCTATGCCCCTGAACGTGGCTTCAACCCGTTCATCCCCATGGGTGTAGCCGCTGGCCCGGCTCTCAATGGTCACCAGTACGGCCTCAGCCGCCCTGACCTGCGTTGCCAGCGTGAAAGCTAATGCCTCAGCGTCTTCCAACCGCTTGGTAAGCTGGCGCTCACGCTGGTTGCGGGTGCCGGTGGGGCGCTCACGCCACATGTCTTCCAGCTTGTTGCGCTCTGCCGTCAGCCGCTCGATGGTTTCATCACGCTCAGCTATCGTCTTAACAGCCACGCACCAACGCCGGTCCCACTTGTCAATTTCATCAGCCGCCTCAAGCAGCAAGGGCACGTCAGTCAGATCGTTATGATATGCCTGACGTAGCTTTTCAGGAATGCTCATGGCCGCCTCTTCAGGTAGTTGGCAAAGTGCAGGTTGACCAGCGCGCCGCGCCGCACGGCCCGCACGCGGTCATAGGCTTGGCTGCCGGTTATACGCTCCAGCCGGGTCAGCACCAAGGCCGCCAGCAAACCTGAGCGGTTGCGCCCGCCCCAACAATGCATCAGCACCCTGCCGCCCCTGCGCACCTCAGCGGCCACGTCATCTGCCAAGGTTTCAAGGCAGTGGGCCATGCGCTCACTGATCTGGCCGTCAGGCAGCGGCACGCACTCATACCAGTCAACCATCTTGGCCACGCGCTGATCCGGCGTGTGCCACAGGTTGATGATGGCGGTGAGTTCATGCCTGTTGACCAGATCAACGCACTGGTCATCGGTCAGGGTGTGGGTGCGGGCAGACAGCATCAGGTCTGTTGCCACGCGGTAGATTTTCATCATGGCTTTTCCCCAAAGACCTTGGCGGCGTAGATCACCAGTTGGGCCATCACCTCAGGCTCAACGGCCACGGCTTGCTCTATGCCAAAGCGGTCGGCCCGCAGCCATATCTGGTAGCCGTCAAAGCTGGCGTAGACGCCATCCCCAAGGTACGTGTGCAACGTCTCACCCTCAACCCGGTCACCGGCTGCCATCAGACCCTCTCCACATCACAGGCTCATCCATATCAGTGGTTTTGATGAAGTCATACTTCAGGTCAGTCCACGTGTAGCCGTGGTCACGCAGGCACCCGGCCACCGGCTTGCGCGGCCCCTCCCAGCCCTGATGCTCACCCAGATGCTGTAGCGGGAACAGGTCACGCCGGGCGCGCCAGATGCCGCTGTTGTAGGCCCAGTCAAGTTCAGCCTTGCGGGCGTAGCCCAGTTCGCTATCTAGTGAGCGGCCGGGGTATTGCTTGCCCTTTTCCCAGCTTTCACGGTACTCACACAGCAGCACCTGAAGCTGAAACATGTCTATGGTGACATCGTAGTCATGCTTCAGCAGCGTCAGCGCGTCAATGCAGGCTTGGCTGGCCACCGTCAGCGCCTCAGGGCTGTTGTCACGGTTGCCAAGGTTGCGGTCTGGCCAGATGTAGCCCAGCGTATGGCGCGGTGACCATGCGTCTTTGGGCCGTATATCGGGCGTGAGGACCATCAGCCCCTGATAGCGCCTCAGGTACTCAATCAGCTTGATTGCCGCGTAGCGGCCTATGCGCGGCAGCGCCGTGACCTTCTGCCATGCCACCTCATAGGCTTGGTGCGGGTGAAGGCTCAGGCACTCATCCACCAACTCAGGCCAGTCATGCCAGATGAAGCGCCGGGCACCCAACAGGTACTCATGCAGCCAATCGGCCCGCCGCACCGTGCGCCGCTCAATGCGGGTGGTGATCTTGTCAGCGTTGAAAGCGGCATCAAGCCAGTTGCGCAGGCCCGCCTTTATGATGCCCTTCTCGTCATCAGCCAGATCGCGGTATGACCAGTGCCGCCACAGCACTTCACCGTAGGGCACGTTGTAGGGGCCAATGTAGCAGAAGGCCCGCCACAACTGCTCCTCTTCATTCACCTCTTGCTGGCGGGCCATATAAGCCACCATGGCCAGTTGCGGGTCTGGGCCACCGCTGGCCAACTCCCACCTACAGAACTCAGCAAAGTGCTTGCGGTGTTGCTCAGTTGAAAATTCTCTCACCATGTCAGATCATCCCCTCTCAGCCATTCATCAAGCAGATCACTGGCCACGCTATCATCCCACTGTTCGGGCGGGCTTTTCATGTACCAAGCGCAGGCTGCCGCCACCGGCCCGCCCTGCCCACGGTCCTGCGCCACGGCGGCGCAGCGTATGGCGTCCATCACCACGCCCGCGCTGTTGGGGCTGTCAACCACCTCAAGCTTCAGGTCCATGGTCAACGGTGCGCCACCAAAGCCCTCAGCCTCAAGCCTGATGTGCGCCACCTTGGTGTCACCCAGCCACGGCACATAGTCAGACGGGCCAATGTGCACGTCTTCAGCAGGCAGTTCCACGCCCATGATGCTGGTGACGGCCCGCGTCTTGCTGATCTTCTTGCTGGTCAGGCGGCTGCGCTCAAGCATGTTGAGGAAGTCAGAATTGCCGCCCACATTCAACTGGCTGGTGCGCCTCAGCACATAGCCGCGCTCACGCAGCAACTGCACCAGCGTGCGGTGCACAATGGTGGCCCCCACCTGTGACTTGATGTCATCCCCAATGATGGGCACCCCCGCCCGCTTGAAGGCAGCGGCCCATTCAGGGTCAGAGGCAATGAACGCAGGCATGCAGTTCACGAATGCTGTGTTGGCGCGCAGCGCCGCCCCGGCATAGTGCTGGGCCGCCAGATCAGAGCCCACCGGCAGGTAGCTGACCAGAACATCCACATTCAGCAGCGCCAGCGTGTCTTCAACGTCAATCGGCTCTACTGTGCTTTCACCCACCACCTCACGCAGGTACTTGCCCAGACCGTCAAGCGTGGGGCCACGGTAGACCTTGCCGCACTCAGGCACGCTATCCACTATTGCCGTGGTGTTGTTGGGTTGCGCCCAGATGGCCTGATTGATGGGCAACCCCACCTTGGTGTCTACCACATCAAAGGCGGTGACCACCTCAATGTCAGCCGGGCCGTAGCCGCCCAGCAAGGGTGTGATCATGCCGGGCTTGGGGTAGTTGTCAGATGTCTGGCCGTAGTAAGCCAGCCCTTGGATCAGGGCGCTGGCGCAATTGCCCACGCCCACAATGGCCACGCGTATTTTCCTCATGAAACCCTCACTGTGTTGAAATAAACAGGCGGCCCGTGACCAGCCAATGCCACGGGCCGCCGTTGCAGAGCCTGTTACTCCCGTACCCCTACAGGCCCTGCTACCCCTGAACCTAACATCGGTCAGGTTTTGGTGCCAGCGGTTTTTCGGTTGTGGCGTCACGCACATCACTGTGATCCTTGATGTTGGTGTGCACCATGGGCGGCACGGTCTGGCGGTAGTTGCTGGCGTGCCCGCCTATGTCATCACTGAACTTGTGCGCCGCCCGCTCAGCGCGCCGCCGCTCAGCAGTCGTTAATTTGAACCAAGGGTCCATAGCTTTTCACCTTCTCTTCAAAGTCTGGCTCATAATGCTCTGCGCGCGGCAGGCGCGCCACGCCGGACACCAACTCATGGCCGCAGCCCTTGCACTGCCACAGGTCACCAATCCACAGCTTGTACGGCACCCAGCCTTCAGGGTACTCGGTGCCGGGCGGTGACGCGCCCAGCGGCATGCCCTCGATGAAGGCGTAGCCGTTGTGCTTGGGCCGGTAGAACCGCTGGCACTTCAGACAGATGGGCTTCATGGCTTAGCGTCCTCCAGAGCGCGTGCCGCCTCAAGGCAGAGCCGCCGCATGCCCTTGGGCGTGACGCCACCCTTACCGGCTTCCTTGAGCCATGCAATGAGTACGTCAGGCTTGATGGGTGTACGTGACAGTTCAATCTCCTTCACTTGCTCACCTCATATTCCTTAACAATGGTGCCCACCTCAGGCAGGCCCCTGCTGTGGTTCTTGCGCCACCACCGCTTGGCCTCACACCGCAGGCAGCGGTAGTGGTCAACGTCAACCGGGTCCCACACGTGCGTGCAGGCGTTCTGGTGGCGGCGCGTCTGCGCCCAATGACCTCTGACATCGTGCAGCCTTCTGTGCAAGCCTGTATGCACGCCGCTGATAAACCGCCGTATGGCCACGCTCTGGTCAATATGCAGCCTGACCACGCTGTGCTTGGCCAGAACTATGCTCTTGCCCTTCCATATCATGCGCTGGTGGCCTTCATCAGTGATGGTCAGCACGCGGCGTCCCGGTCGGGTCAAGATCAGCAGCATGGCCAGCACCTGTTTCAGCACGCCCTGATGCTGTTGCAAGATGCCCCTGTTCTGTTCCATGCTCAGACCGGGCGCGGGCACGTAGGTGTGGCTGCGCACAAGGCTCTTGGCCTCATCGCTATGCCACCATGGGTCATGCATGTGTTCAGCGTAGCCAATCAGGGCTTGGCGCAGGGTCAACCGGGAATGCCCCGTTTGGGTGGCCAGCGCCATCTCATCCTCAAATGACATGGGCTTGTGCAGCATGATCTTGAACGGTGACCAGTTGCAGCCCCACTTGCTGGCCGCGCCGCAATAGACCGTGCCGCCGTGAACCGTGCCCCGGTCATACAGGAAGCCAAACTTGGTGTCGGCCGTCTCAGGGTTGCCCTCAACCGCGCCCATCAGGCCCGCGCTGTAGGCGCTGGCGTCAAGTTCAACCCACGTCTGCGGGTAGGGCTGCCGGGCAAACTCCTGTTCACGCAAGATCAGCCGGGCTGTCTTGTTCAGCAGCTTGCCCACGAACTCTGAGGCAGGCACGTCAAAGTCAAACCGCTTGGCCGTCAGCATGCTCTGGCGCGGCGGGTCGTAGGGGCTGCGGGTCTGCTGTAGTAGCATGTCACTCAGCAGCGGCTGGCGCTTGGGGGCTTTCATTTGTAGGTTCTCCTGAAATGGCAGTTCAGTGACAGCGCCGCCAAAGCCAAGAACACAATGGCCGCCGCCCGGTGATCGGTAAACCAGCAGCCAAAGCTGACGGTCAGCAGAATGACCACCTCAGCGGTGGTCATCCTCTGGCTCTGGGCGTAGGTGAAGTTGCTTTTCATGCCGCCACCCCCTCAACCGGCTTCTGGGTGGGCTTCAGGTCTTCCGGGGTAGGCATGGGCACGTCAACCAGCACCTCTTGCGCCCTAGTCACCGCCACGTAGCAGAGGTTGATTTCCTGCTCGATCTGCCAATCTTGCTTGGCGCGCGGGCTGGGCATGATGTCACCACGGCCCAGAATGTGCACCACCGGCCACTCCAACCCCTTGCTCTTGTGCACGCTAGACAGCACCACCAGATTGGCCGTCTGGCCTTCAAGCGCCGTGTCAGAGAACATGCCCTGCACCATGGCCTGCATCTCAGCCACCGTCTGCAAACCACGCTCACGGGCACGCTCAAGCAGCACCAGAATGGTGGCGTACTTGTCTTCATGGCGGGCAATCTTGGCCTCATCAACCTTGGGCGCGCCAGCCAGCTTGGCCGTCTCACGCAGGTTCCACTTGGTCAGCTTGCCTTCAAAGGCATCAAGGCCCTTGACCTTCCAGCGGCCAACCAGCGCCACCAGACCGTCACCAATAGACCGGCCCTCAATCTTGGCGGGCTTGCCTTCACGGATCAACCTGAAGCACAATTCAATCAGCGGCGCATTGGTGCGGCACAGTACCGCCTGACCGGGCTGAATGGTGTCAACCATCTGGCGGTAGGTGGCAGAGCGCACCACACCCTCAGGCGCGGTAGGCGCGGGCTGAATGTGGCTGACGTACTCACGCGCCACCGCAACCACCGCAGACGGGCAGCGCCAGCTAACGCTCAGCGCCAGCGTGCTGGCGTTGAACAGCTTGCGGATCAGATCAAGGCTCTGGTTATCAGCGCCCGTGAAGCCAAAAATGGCCTGATGGGGATCACCCACGGCAATCAGGCGGCCGGTATGCGGGCGCAGCATCTTGCGGGCAATCTCACGGCGCACGGCGTTGGTGTCTTGCGCCTCATCAATCAGCACCCAATCCTTGGGCCAAAAGCGCAGGCGGCGCAACAGCGGCAGGTAGCACATGTCATCAAAATCAATGGTGTCACGGTCAGCGTTGCTCAGCGCCAGCACCCGCTCAGCGGTGGTCACCAGATCAGCCACGTTGTAATCATCGGGCAGACGGTCAGCCACGTCATGGCGGTTGATCAGTTCAACCCAGTAGGCGGGCTTCACGTTGGGCACCAGATTGTCAACGCCAAAGCCGGTCTGCTTGGCAAGGCCGACCAACTGGCAGATGGCGGTGATTTCACCGTCAGCCGCGTCACGCACGGCAAAGACGCCGCTCTGGCTCTTGACCAGACCGTCAACCAGATCACGCACCTTCTTGTCATTGACCTGAATGGCCTTGTTGGCGCTGCGCAGGGCGCTCATGCCCGCAGAGTGAAACGTGGCGGCGTTCTTGCCGTCAGCGCCCTTGTTGGGCAGGCCCATGGCCGCCAGCTTCTGCTTCAACTCAGCAGCCATCTTGGTGTTGTAGGCACCCAGAAAAACCTCACCCTGCATGCGCTTGACGCCTTCAAGCAGCGTGGTGGTCTTGCCCGCACCGGCAACCGCCTCAAGCACGCAAGAGCCCTTGCCGTTAGAAATCCAGTCAAGAAACACGGCCTGTTCAGGTGACGGGGTAAAAACTTTGGTGGTGGTCATGGTGAAAACCTCAAAATGTGCCGGGGCACCAGCGCCCCGGTACATCTCGTATAGCCCATATGCGACGGCCCTGTAAAGCACCTAAATGGACCCCGCTGAAGAAAAATCGCTCACCCCCACTTCTGCCGGTGCCGGTCGGTCTGGTAGCGGTGATGGTCACCCCACCAGAGGCTGTACATGTCATGCAGGGCGTCTTCCTTCACGCTGTCTTTGAAGTTGCCGTAGTCAATGCCTATGATGTGCTTGGCCACTAGATCGGCCATGTAGAGGGGGGGCACGCTGACGCGCCAGCGGTAGTCACGCTTGGGTGTCTCGGTGATCTTGGCCTTGGGGAACAGCTTGGTCAGGTGCGCCTTGCGCCGGGCGCGCACCAGCAAGTAGCCGGGCTTATCCCTGTCTTGTACCACGCTGACAAACGCGTTGTTGAAACAAATCCACATTACATGCCTTCTTTCTGCTGGATTGCCAGCCTCATGTCTTCAATCTCACGCTCAAACTGGCTCAGCCACTCAAAGCGCTCATGCCACGCCCGCTGGGCGGCCTGTTGGCTCTCAACGCTAAACCTCACGGTCTGAAAGTTGCGCCCGTGGTAGCAGTCGCTGGCACCCCGCATGGCCTTCTCAAGGTCATGCAGGGCGGTCAGCACGCCACCCAGTTGTTTCAGCAGGCTCTCACTGCTGTTGCCGTTCAGGTTCGGCACAGGGTTGATCATGGCGTTGCGCATCTCAGACCCCCGCGTCATCAAGGGCGGTCAGGGCCTCATCCAGACTGCTGACGGCGCTGTCAGCGGCGTCATAGGCGGTCTGAAGCTGGTTGGTGGCCTCTTCCATGGCCTGCCCACGCTCAGCCTGTTGCAGGCCCTCAGGCAGGTTGTTGAAGCCGTCTTCCTCTTCACCCTTCAGGGTGTCTATCTGGTCACGCAAATCCTCAAGCGCGCTCTTGAGCGTGTCAAGTTCGTCATGCAGCTTGCTGATGCTCTTGCGGCGGTCGTTATTCATGGTCTTGGTCCTTCTTGGTTTCAGGGTTGATGGTTACAGCACTTGCGCGCCAGCAAGGGTGATGGCGCGGTAGTGGTCATAGGCACCGGGCATGATTTCCACGTTGAAATCAAACACGCTCAGGTCAGGCACTATGGCTTGGCGCATGTGCACGTGGGTCAGCAGCGCCGCCCACTCTGGCGTGGCGCGCAGGGCCTCAAGGCTCAGCACGTCTTCACCAGCGGCCACAGGGGCCTCCCACGCCTTGATGGCGGCAATGCCAGCCTCAGCGCCCTCACGGGTGGCGTAGGCGTAGGGCACCGGCACCCAGAAGTCAGAGCCGGGCGTGTGGTCTACGTAGTAGCGCCCGTCTTCATCAAAGGCGATGACCCAGTTGGCGGTGCGGGCATCAAGGTGGGGGTAGAGGGTAGTGCTAAAAAGTTCAAACATGGGTTGGCTCCAGAGGGGTTGGTTGAGTCCCCTAAGTAGCATCCTTCATGCCTGATTGTAAAGCGATATTTAGTGGTCAGTACGAAATTCACCCACTATTTCAAACTCTTCGTCAATGTCAGGCGGCCCGTGGTCTATGTCACCATCATCAAGCGCCAGCCTCACCTGTGACGCGGCGTTGAACATCAGGCATGAGGCGCAGACCTGATGCCGCTTGGCAATGGTCCAGACGGCCCTCAGCACCTCAAGGGTGGCCTTGGTGTGCGCCGCTTCCACTGAAGCATCTTCAGCCTCAGCCATCAACCCTCACCCAGTAGCGGTAGGCCACCACGTCATCAGGGCTATTGACGTGATCCCACCGCAGGCTCTTGACCTTGCGCGCCCGGCCCTCAAGCCCGTCACGGAACTTCACCACCACCGCCGTCTCAGGTGGCATGGGCGGCACCGGGCCACCGGGCCAGTCAAACCAATCCGTCAACCGCTCAGGCATCATCAGATCACTCCAAACCACACCAGCAATGCCAGCACCACCACCACCGCCACCAGATAGGCACCCAACCGCTCAGGCGTCATATTCATCACAGCACCCAGAAGATGAAAGCGAATACCAGTATCAGCCCAGCCTCAATCAGCGCGCCCACCAGCGCGCCAAACCAGAACGCACCCATGCCCGGCACGGGCAACGGCTCATAATCATCATCTGCGCTGTGCCAGTCGTACTTGGGCAAAATCACTTGGGCCTTTTCTTGTACCGACGCTTGAACAGCTTGTGTGCGTGCCATGTGGTGTTGCTGCGGGTCATGATCCACCTCTGAACAGTTGCTTGGGTTTGCCCTCACCCAGCCGGGTGCGCTCGTACTTGTCAAACTCACACAGCATGTTCTGCACGTCTTGCGCGTCAGGTATAGCCCAGCCGCTGGCGGCAAACATGGGTGCCAGTTCCTGCCTCAGGCTCAGCAGCTTCAGCCTGAAGTCATCTTCACGCCAAGGCGCATTCTTGTCACGCTCAAAGATGCGGTTGAGCCCACGGCGGCTGCCCGGCCCGCTGGCGCAGAAGGTGTGCCAGTCACCAGCGTTCTTCAGCGCCGGGGTGGCGTGCTTGATATCCGCAATCACCTGCGCCGCCATGAAGCTGGCCATGCCGAACCATAGGCCAAGCTGCATGTGCCAACTGGTCAGCGTGTCACCCTGTTGCGGCCTGATCTTGTCACGCTTGCGCCACATGGGCGTCAGCACGTTATCGGCAATGTAGATGCACTTGTCACCGGGCGTGCGGGTGCCAATGATGTAGGCGGCAGACCAGACGCGCTCACCAGCCTGCTTGCGGGCCATGCCCACGTCAATGAAATGGCCGGGGTCCCACGGCAGCGTGATGCCGCCCAGCGCAGTCAGCATGGGCACGTTGTTGATGTGCCGGGCCACCACAAAGGCGTGCCACAGGTCAGGGTGGTCAGCGTGCGGCTCACGCCAGTTGACCCGCAACCAATCGGTCACGGTGTCAAGTTCACGGTACATGTTGCAGAAGCGGTAGGTCTTCAGAATGGGGTCATCAGTCCACGTTTCCGGGGGTGCCCCGGCTGTGCGTCTCAGGTAGATGTAGTGCCGCTTTTGGGCGAACACCCAGATGTCTTCAACGCGCATGCCTCAGGGCTCCCCCGGTTGCCGCCGCTTTACTCAGCGGCCATGGCGTCAGTCTCAGTTCCCTCAGCCTCAGGGTCAACTGCCACCTCAGGCTCGGGTTGCTTTTTGACCCGCTTCTTGGCGGCCTTTTTGGCCACCTTCTTGGCCACCTTCTTGGCCACCTTCTTGGCCACCTTCTTGGCGCTCTTGGCCTTCTTGGCCTTGGGTGCCGGGGTGGCGTCCTCACCGTCAGCCGTTGTCAGCCTGATGAAGTTGCGGCCGGGGTCGCTGTCATAGGCAATGTCAGTGGCCCACAGGCCATTGGCCTTGGCCTCCCTGACGGTCATGCCATCACGGTACAGGTCAAACCGGGCGCGGGCGGCAGAGCCCTCACGCTTGGGGTTGTCTTCAGCCAGTACGGTGATGATGGCATTCTCATCAATCCGTTTACGCGTTACAGCCATTTTAGTCTTCCTTTTACTGTTGCAGTCAAGTGTCCGCTCGACACTTAGCTGTACACTCCGTTCCATCAAATGTAAAGCACCCCTTAGATGGGGTAATTCTTGCTCCGGTAGGTGAGAAGGTCAGAAACTATCGTTAGTTTGTGCTTGGCCCGCGTCACCGCCACATACCATGTGCGGGCCTCATCATCAGGCAGGCGTTCACCCTCCTTGAAACTGCGCCACGCCCTGTCAGTCAACACAATGACGTGATCGGCCTGCGCGCCCTTGGCCCCGTGAATGGTGCTGAGCCTGATCTTGGTGGGCTCTGTCAGCTTCTGGCCGTGCTGCAAGACCTTGAGCATGTAGATGCGTTCATCCACAGTCAAGCGGGTCAGCGCCTGATGCCAAGGGGCGTCAGTCAGCAGACCGCCTGCCTCCTTAAGGTCTTGCAGGGTAACCAGTTGCTCATGGTCCGCCCACGCGGTCAGCTTCTTGAAGCCACGCCGGTAGCCGGTGCCCGCCGTCATCACGTCATAAATCTTGACGGCAGTCTCAACCATCACCTCACCGCCACGGCGCAGGCGCTCCCACGCCACAATGGCGTCAACCAGTGACTGCTTGACGCTGACGCCGCCCTTGTACTCGTACAGTATGCCTCTGGCCTGTAGCAGGCGCATGGCGTCATCACGCAGAAAGCACGTGTTGCGGGCAAGGATCAGCGTGTCTTCACCCACGTCAATGTCAGCCTCATCCAGCGTACCCACCCGCACCACCTTGCCGGTGCCGTCACGCGGGTTCCACTTCTTGTCACGCCGGTAGGTGACGCGGCCTATGATGTTGTTGGCCACGGCCTGCACCTCAGGCGGCACGCGCCAGCTATGGTCAAGCACGGTCACCGTGCTGCCCTGTAGCCCTATGAAATGCTCTACCGCCGCCCCGGCCCAGTGGTAGATAGCCTGATCATCATCACCGGCCACCACCACGCGCCCAACGCCTCTGGCCAGCACGCTGACCACCTGCCATTGCAGGGCGCTCAGGTCTTGCGCCTCATCCACAAACAGGGCGTCAAGTTTGGTTGACCAGCCCTGCTGAACAAACTGGGCAAGCATGTCAGTGTAGTCCTTTAGACCGTGCGCGCTCTTGTACTCAGCCAGCCCCCGTGAGAAGTGGTCAACCACCCGCCAAGTCAGGCCGTCAGGGTCCGCATCATATTGTTGGCGCAGCGGTATGCACTGCACCCGCGCAAGGTTATCCATGAATAGGCAGCGGTCACCTGTCTGAAAGCCAAAGGTGGTGCCTTCATCCAGTGAGACAAACCCGGTGATGGGCGCGCCTATGTGCAGACCAAATTCCTTTAGCTTCTTGCCCTCAAGCACTTCAGCCTTGTCCATACCCAGTGCCCTGAAGCACAGGCTGTGCAGCGTGCGCATCCACGGCAACTGGTGTGAGACAAACCCAAACTTGGCCTTGGCCCGGTCCTTGGCCTCTTGCGTGGCGCGCCGGGTGAAGCTGACAAAGCCTATGCGCTCAGGCCGCAGGCCCCGGCCAAGTTCCTGCTCCATCTGGTTGAGTAGGTAGGTAGTCTTGCCAGTGCCGGGCGGGCCAAGTACAATTTCCATCAATTGACGCTCACACCAAATCTTGTGATTTCCACCCTGACGTAGGGCAGGCCACCGGGCAGCCGGTCCCACTTGTCACGCGGCGCGCAGAAGCTGGCCAGCCCGCTGGCTATGCCCAGCGCCACCAGCTTCTCAACGTCAGTCATGTCTTGGGTCCACACGCTGCCGTCACCGCGCTGCACCATGGCACCCACGCTGCCGCCCTCACCCACGTCAGCCCTGAAGCCTTCATTCAGGCTCAGCAGCATGCGTATGATAGCCTCCCGTGACCGTTGCAGGCGCATGATGCTGAAGGTGTGGCGCACCAGCCAGCCCGCCACCTCAACGTTGTGCGCCGGGGCGCTGCCCTCAGGCCGCCAGCATTGCTGGTACGCCTCAAGCACGCGCGCCGTGGTCAGGTAGCCGTCAGGGCTGGTGTTCATGCAGAACCTCCGTTGTGATGCTGACCCGCACCGCCTTGGGCATGTGCCAGCCGTGCGGCTCACGGCGCAGATCAGAGCGGGTGCGTATGTAGCCGTACTCCGCTTCAATGTAGGCACGGGCCTCACGGCGCGTTTCAAAGATCGCGCCGTGCATCAGGTGCTGCCGGTCACCGTCAAGCGCGTTGCGTGAGTGCCACAGCACGCCCCAGCGCTTGACGGTATGGCCGATCAATTGACGCGCGCCATCTCAAAGCTGCCGTCAGGCTGAATGATAGCCAGATATTCAGCCTCATAGAAGATCAGTGTCTCATCACGCAGCTTGGCTATGGCCAGCGGCTTGAAGGCGGGGTCACCGGGGTACTTCATGGTGCGGGTCTGCGGGTTGTAGGTAAAGCCCTTCTGGGGCCGCCAGCCACCGCCGTGCAGGTAGGCGGTGTGTATCTGTTCACGCGCCGGGCGCGGGTCACGGGGGCTGAAGAACGTGGGCAAGAAGCCCAGCCACTCAGGGGTGACACGCGGGTGTAACAATGCAAATTCAATCATATCAAACCTTCTTTCTGAGCCAGCCACTCGGCCACGCTGAACTCAAATATAGGCTCGTTTTTGCTGCGGCGCTCACCCCGCTCAGCAAATTTCTTGGGTAGCCAGACGGCGTCCGCTTCTGTGCCGTCTTCAGACACCAGCACGGCGTCAGGCGTCTCATGGTGCATGTACAGGATCAGGTCAACGTCACTCATGCCAGTTCATCCTTCTTTATGGGTGGCGTCTCAACGCGGGGCATTGGCACAATGAAGTCAGCGGGCACCCACCAAACGTTGGTGCCCTTGGTCTCCTTCTTTTTGCCGTTCTTCTTGTCGTCAGCCCCATCATCCGGGGCCCCGGCCTTGCCCGGCTTTGATGGCTCCACAGCCAATTGAAAAAAGTGTGAGCCGCCATTCAGGTGCTTCAGGCGCGTGGTCAGTTGTGACGCGTTGAAGACCGTGAACTTGGCCTCTTCAAGAAATCGCCTCAGGTCACGCAGCCTGAAGAAATGCCGGGCTTCATCAGGCAAGCCCTCAAGCTTCACGGTCAGGTCTGCGTCAAGCCATGGCCGCCCCAGTCGTATTTCCTCACGGGTGGTTGCTCTGTGCTTGTTGTTGACAAAATCATCAAGCAACTCAACAAACTGGCCCAGATGCCCCACTTCAGGCCGCACATCCAAGACGTTGACTTCACGCAGTGCCGCGCCAACCACAATGTTCCAGTCAGACTGTGCCATGCCCGTGAACATCTTGTAGTATTTCGCGGCCAAGACACGCTGAAATACCCGGTAATTCATCAACTGTTCGGTGGTCAGTTCTATGCGCGTGTCACCAACATCCAAGAACCACAGTTCTTCATCACCGGGCAGGCATGACAGGCCACCTATAACCGGCATGTCTTCAGGTGAGCCAGACGCCACGCCGTGCTTGCGCGTGCGGCACAGGGCGCTGTTGCAGTGCGCCTTGATGGGTTGCTTCTTGCACGGGTAAAAGTAGTCCTTTAGCTTCAGCCGCTTGATGACATCCAGTATTTCAGCAGCGGGCAGCGGCGGCATAGCGTAAAGCCTGTTCCAACGCTCAAGCACCTCTTCCCAGTTGTTTGGGAATTTCTTCTTGGCAAAGATACCCATGGCCATGATGCCTTCATTGCGGCCACCTTCACCAATGCCAATGGCGCTCAGGTGCTGCATGCAGGGTGGCCCGTCACTGAACTCCACGTCACCCTTCTTGCCTGTATCATCAGCCGCTGCGCTCTTGGTTGCGTCATCCACCTCAAGCAGCCATTCAGATGTCTGCTCAAGCGCGTCAAGTGTGTTCATGAACTCTTCAGGCGGCATGGTGCTGCCGTCAGGGCGGTAGGCCCAGCGGGTGTCCCCAAAGTATGGCATGTTGAGCCAACTGCCCAGATCACCGCGCGCGTACAGCACCGTGCTTTGCTTGGGGAATATCTCTGAGCCACCATAGCCAAGCATGGCGGCCATTTCCTCTAGGCGGTATTTCATGACGCTGGCCGCTGGTGGCGCGCTCAGCTTGCGCATCATGACCAAGAAGGCGTGCGCGCCGCCTGACTTGCTGGCCGCCAAGATCAACGGCAGGCCCTTTCTGGCTATGCGTGCTTGCAGTTCAACAACATCAACGCCGTATTGGTCGATATCAATGCAGCCCCACAGGCAGGTGTTGTTTGAGCGTATGGGGATGATACCCAGCGGGGCCACGCCGTTCAGGTGGTCAAGCCAGAGTTTGAGCGTCACCGGCTCACGCTTGGTGATGGCGGTGCTTTTGATCTCAACCTTGCCGCCCAGAATGCCTGTGACCGTTTTGTTCTTGTCGTAAGTACCGTAGGCCGTGGTGTAGCCTTCAAACCGTTGCATGAACCGGCGCGCCAGTGCTTCATCAACCATGGGGTCTGGGTCCTATCTTAGGGGGCTTAAGAAAGGGGGCATACTTGGTGTTCGCTGGCCGGGGGCGACCCGGCATCAAAGCAGGCTATGCCAGACCTTTTGGGCTCAGACTAGATTTCGTCAGAAGCCTCAGCGCGGCCACCGCCGCCGCCATCTTCATCAGTGCCAGCCTTGATCAGCCCAGCCTTGGCACCGTCGTGCAGGGTCTTGCCAGCCGCCCTCAGGCCGGGGTCTTTGATCACCCCGCCATCAGCCACCGTGGTGACAAAGAAGCTGCCCTTGTTGTTCTCCTTGGGGGTGGTGCCCACCACATAGCGCCTGAACCACGCAGGCATGGTCAGCACCTGCCCGTTGTGCAGCATGGGGCGCTGGGTCTTGGGGTCCACAATCTTGAAGCCCAGCATCATGGTGTTCCATGACTTGCTGGCGGTGTGGCCGGTTGACTTGAAGGCAATGACGGCGGGCTGCGGCAGGTCGTCATTGATGATGTTGCCAAAGTGATAGCGCGTCTCAATCAGGTCATGCGCGCCGTCTGCGGTCTTCCAGACCACCTTGTTGGGGTCTTGCGGGTCAGCCATCTGCCGGGCCCCCAGCTTGCGCATGGTGTCTTCAACCGTGCCCACCAGCGGGTAGCGGGCCACAAAGCCGCCGCCGTCATTGCGGGGCACCCACTCAACAATTTCCTTGGTCAGCACGCAGTGCTGAAACTCAAGTTGCGGCTTGCCGGTGCGCTCAGCCATGGCCCTGTCACCCGCGTACAGCGCCTTGGTGGCCCTGTTGAGATACATGCCAGCCTCAGCACCCTCAACGTAGGCAGGGTCACGCTTCTTGACTTCAGGGCTGAGGTCCTGAAGCAAGATTATGAATGGCAAAATATTGTCGTCAGACGCCGTGCTGACACCGGCACCGGCATTGGCAATCATCTCGTCAAGCATATCAGCCGGTATCAGGTCACCGCCGTTGCCGTTCTTCTTCGCTACTACTTCTTTGGCCATGATTTATTCCTTTGCTTTGGTTATCTTCACAACGCGGCCCACCGTGCCGCCAATCACGTCAAGCGGTGGCATGGTGTCACCACTTTCATGCACCTCCTTCAGCCATTTCGTCAAGGTGCCGTGGTGAACCATGCGCTTGCGGCTCACCTCAGCCTGTTGAAAACGCTTGCGGCACATGTCTTCAGCCAGCTTGGCGTCATCTTCTGAGCCACGTGGAAACTCAAGCACCACCTGATTTTTGATCAAGCTGCCTGCCTCATGGGCCTCAAGCCACGCATAGCCGGGGTGGTTCTGGTCCTCAACAGGTATGACGGCCTTGTAGTACGGCCCGGCCTTGAACACGTCAGCGCCCACCTGAAGCTGGGTCACGTGGGCCTCATCCATCAATTCAACAAGGTCTTTGAACACAATGGCGTTGCGCCGGGCTTGCAGCACCGCGATGCGTAGCGTGTTCTTTTCAATGCGGTCATCTATGTCAGCCACCTCAGCCGCAAGCTGTTGCATGCGCTCTAGGGTGGGTGGGGCCTCAGCGTCAGCCGGGGATGCCGCTTGGGCTTCTGCCGCCAGCGCGGCTGACAGGTCATCGTCTGTGGTCATTGGGTTGCCTATCCAGTTTTGAGGTTACCGGGGTATGGTAGGCTCCCACCCTATACGCGCGCAAGGCAAAAACTTTTTGAAGTTGAAAGGGTCATCACCTCTAATAGCGTAATAGCGTAATAGTTGCACGGGCGCGTAGCGCGCAATGCAAGGGTTTTTGACCTATTACGTGTGCGCGTGTGTATTGAAATGGTAAGCGATAAAGTGGCTTTGACACCCCGCACAGGGGACTTTACAGTGTTTTCATGGTTCAGACGGCACCCAAGACGGCAACCCCGGTTTACGCCCCCCGATCAGCCCCGCTTCAGCACCAGCTAGAGGCGCTTGAGATTGGCTGGCGGCGTGACTTCTTTGCCTACTTTCTGGAGATGGGCTTGGGCAAGAGCCGGGTGGTCATTGATGACTTCATGATGAACTATGCCGACAACCGGGTTGACGGCATGATAGTGATTGCCCCCAAGGGCGTGTACACCAACTGGCACCGTGACAGCCAAGACAACCCCGGTGAGGTGCAGCGCTGGCTGTGGTCAGAATACACCCGCACGGCTCGCGTGCATATGTACCGGGCCGGGCGCAGCCGGGTTGACCATGATGAACGGCGGCGGCTGCTTGACACCAGCCAGCCCAGCCCGCGCATACTGCTGATCAACGTTGAGGCGCTGGCTGCCACGGCTGACGCCACCGGGCTCATTCTGGCGTTCTGCAAGGCCCACCGCACCATGATGGTCATTGACGAGTCAACCACCATCAAGAACCCCGGTGCCAAGCGCACCAAGCTGTTGCACAAGCTGAGCGCCAAGGCGGTCATGCACCGCATCATGACCGGCAGCCCCAGCACCGGCAGCCAGAGTGACCTGTGGGCGCAGTTTGAGTTCCTGCGGCCCGGCATGAACCCGCTGGGCTACAAGCACTTCATCACCTTTCAGGCCCGCTTCAACAAGCTGGCGCTGATGCAGATTGGCAACCGCACCATCAAGAAGGAAGTGGGCCCCGCCAACACTGAAGAGTTGCAGCGATTGGTCAGCCTGCACAGCTTCAGGCGGCGCAAGGTTGAGTGCCTTGACCTGCCGCCCAAGGTCTACCGCAGATGGGAAGTTGAACTGACCAAAGAACAGCAGACCGTCTACAAGGAACTGCGGCAGTTTGCTCTGGCCAAGGTGCGGGGTGAAGAGGTTTCAACCGAACTTGTTGTCACCCAGCTTATGCGCATGCACTGCGTCATCTGCGGCCACGTCAAGACTGACGATGGCATACTGCGCCGCCTTGACAGCAACCGCCTGTCAGCCGTTGAGCAGATCATTGCCGCCAGCGAAGAACAGGTGGTCATCTGGTGCCACTGGCGGCCTGACGCCATGCTGGTGACCGGGCGGCTGCGCCAACTGTACGGCCCTGACGCCGTGGGTGAGTGGCACGGCGGCATCAGCGTGGCTGAGCGTGAAGCCCATGAGGCTGGCTTTCAGATGGGCAGGCGGCGCTTCATGGTGGCCACTGACCAAGCCGGTGCCCGTGGCCGCACGTGGACGGCAGGCACGCTGGTGATCTACTACAGCAACGGCTATGATTGGGAGATACGTGAACAGTCTGAAGACCGCACCCACCGCATAGGCACCGTGGGCACCGTGACCTACGTTGACATTGTGGCCCCCAAGACGGTGGATGAGAAGATACTGAACGCCCTGCGCACCAAGCGCAACGTGGCGCGCAGCGTGGTGCAAGACGGTCTGGCTGATTGGATATAAAGGAATTTGACTTTCAGGTGTGGGCGATTTTATGCTGGTCCTGTTGTACAACAGAGGAGTAGCGTATGAGTAAAGTCGCTAAATACAACACACCGCCAGTACCTGATGTGCTGACGGAAGTCATGCAGCCGGTCAAGCTGTTTCTACGCATGATACCGTATGCCGTTGAATTGTGGATGACTGACGCAGAGTTCAAGAAGCTGAACACGGCGGTCAACAACAGTGACACGACCCACGGCACTCTTGCACTTGACCACATTGTGGCAACCCAGAAGGTGCAGCAAGCCGCCAAGATCAAGGGCGACACGCTGGTTTCTGATGCGCCCCTGAACGTGGCCAAGAACAGCTACACCCACACGCGCAAGCATCTGGGCATTGACATCACCACCCGCCGCAAGGCGGGCGGCCCGGTGATTGGCCATAGCAGTGACGGCGCTGACAGCGCCGCTGCTGAGTAGACCACTGGGGCAGGCGGGCAACCGTCTGCCCCCCTTTCAAATCAAGGGGGTGCTATGACCAGCCTGACACAACCAGACACCATACCCTATGACGCCGCCGTGACTGAAGTGCGTGACCTGTTCACACGGGCTGAGCGTGACCTGTGGCGCATCGCTGAGATTGTAGCCCACCTAGAGCCTAAACACGGTGAGGGCACGCTAAAGCAATTCGCCAAAGACATAGACCGTAAATACAGGATAGTTTATGACTATCGTGCAACCTATCTGGCATGGGCAAATTGCAAGCGCTTGCAAACTCTGCCTTTGACTGTTGCCCTTCAATTGAACGACCACCCTGACAAGGAACGTATTGTGCTAGAGAAGCCCAATCTGAGTTTTCGTGAAGCACAGAAGATCATGGAACAATACGCAGACAAAAAGAAGCCCAAGCCTGCCAAGGAAAAAGAACACGTTGCCCGTGACCGCGCCCTGCGCGCCTATGACCGCCGCAAGGCTGCGGGTGAGAGCCTGACCCGTGAAGCCATAGGGCAAGAGGCTGGCGTCAGTGATGGTATTGCCGGGCAGGCCATTGCCATGCGGCAGGCTGAAGAAAAGCAGGCTGAGGAAAAGGTGGTACTCAGCAAGTCAAAGCAGGCCCAGTATGACGCAGCCCTGAAAGCTGAACAGCGACGGCTTGAACTGGTGTTTGAGACGCGCGTGTTGGCCGAAGTCAAGAAACGCATGGACACCGTGGTCATACCGGCATGGCTGAAGAACTTTGAGCAACTGCTGAGCGCCATCAAGTACCGCAAGGGCGTCATGAAGCATGAGGAATACCGCAAGATCATGCGGTGCCTGCATACGGATTTCATCCAACACCTGAACCCGCCCCAAGCTACCTTGGATGCATTCAATGAAGCCTTCAGCATCTTCAAGCACTATGAACTTGCTCTGTGCAATGAACGGGAGCGGCCAACTGACGATCTGCGCAAAAACCTGACGCCTGAAGACCTGATGGCCAACGTGCGCGCCTATGACGCCCGCAAGAAGGCTGAGCGTGACGCACGCAAAGCAGCCAAGACCACGGCCCATTGATGTGCTATGATCACCCCAATGCCCCGCTGAGCAATTGGTAGGGCAGGGGGCTGGCACCCCTGCGCTCCCCAAAAGCCAACAGGGTGCCGCCCCACAATCATTCTATGCGGATGCGCACCAGCACCGGCATGCCGCCAACGTCAAAGTCCCAGCTACGGCCGGTCACCGTGTACATCTGGCCATCAACCACAACCATGTCACCCACGGCCGGGTGTGAACTCATGCTGCATGACTTCACGAACCCGGCTTCAGTGTAGAAATCTGTGGGCATGGCCACAGGTGCCTCTTCAGACATTTCTCAAAACCTCACAGCAGGCCCGTACAGAGGCTTCAGGGCCTCTGGGGGCACTCAGATGCCACCCGGCACCACAAAACGCTCTGGCGGGGCTGCTAGGCACCCCAGCGGGCACGTTAAGAGGCGCTGGTGATCACATGAATGGTTGGTATGCCCAAAAGCAGGGCCACCAGCATGTATAGGGCGATCAACGCCACCACCCCCATGTAGCCGCGCTGCACCTGCGCGGGTACCGGGTAACTCATCAGCGACAAGAACCACACAATGACGGCCCCTATCAGCATCAGAATTGCCACCACAATAGCGATGTTGATGACGCCCAGAAGTATGCCAGCCAGTGTCATTTGATCACCAATTCCCCGTCAGACCATAACAGGGCCTTTGTTGCATCATCAGATGAAATGTAGAACGCCAGAAGGTGGCCAGCCTCAGCCACCTGCACGGTGCGCGTCAGCGTGTAGCGGGCCGGTGCGGCCCCGGCCAACAGTATGCGGCCAAACTCAACGGCCGGGGCACCGTCCCAGCCGTAGCCAAAGATGGCGTAGTTGTTCGCTTTTTGTGAAACGGTGACCTGAAACTCAACCGTGGCGCTGTCAGCCAGCACCACCCTCAGGTCACCATCCTCAACATTGGCCCACGGCCCCATGGCGCTGTTGAACCGCAACTTGAGGAACTGCGGCAGCGCCACCCACGTCTCACCGTCAACAAAGGTGCACGCCGTGGTGACATCCATTAGTTCACTGCTTTCACCGTGCCAGATGGCAAGGTGCGCCTGCGGCACGTTGGGGTAGCGGTGCAGGCACTCAAACGCGCCGTCCTTGATGGGTTGTGGGGCCACCAGATACAGGGTGCCCGCCGCCCAGTCATGGTGCAGCACCTCACAGTCTTGGGCGTAGCACTTCACCAGACTGCCTATGGCGGGCATCATGGGCCGGATGCGCGGTGACAGGTCAGCTTCAATAAACCAGTCAGACATCTCGATGTCTGTGCCGTCAACGTGATATTCAGTCTGGCCACCGGGGCCTCCCCGGTCACCCAGCACCCAGCCCTTCTGGCCAGTGGCGTTGATGGTCACCGGGTCATACAGGCTGATCATGGCAGCACCTGCATGGGCTGGCCGTCATTGACCGTGATGATCAGCGCCTGCCCGTCAGCCAGCGTGAAGGCGGCGTGCACCGGGGGCAGCGCGTCAGGCTCAACCGGGGGAGGCCCTAACGCTTCTGCTGAGGCGGTCAGCGCCGCCAGAAACTTCTTGTGGTAGCCTGCAATCAGGTTGCCGATTGAGACGCCGTTTGACCATGACGGCACCTTGTGCTTGTCACCATTGATGATTTCACGCGCCCCGTAGGGGTCATCGGTGTCACTGTCAAAGTAGCGGGCCAGCGTCTGTGGTCCCTTGTCATCTTTTCTGAACATGCCGCGCTCCATGCCCTCAAACATGATGGCGGCGGCAAACTCAGGCACCAGCGCCTGCACGGCGTTCTTGGCCAGATCAATGGGTTGGCTGGGGAACAGCGGGTCAACCAGCGGGGTCATCTTGACGTAGTTGTCCTTCCACGTAAGTTGGACAAAGCCGCGCCCATAGTATGTCTCACCCGTGATGGCATCAGGCACGCCGTAGGGCATGCCTTTACCTTTGCCGTATTCCTCTATAGGCAGCATTGTACTGGCCGTCTCATGGATTGTAGTTGCCAGTTCATATGCCAAGAAGCGGAAGTCTTGGGTGTGACGGGTGTCTTCCCACGTATCAATGATGAACTCTTGGCCATCTACCTGCCCTTGGTCCATCTTGCCGTAGAACAGTGTGTCACGCACCTCATCAAAGTAGGTCTTGCGCTCAAACCTCAGCATTAGGTGGGTCCTCCGCCGTCATTGCTGTTTCTGCTTCAGGTACTGGTCAACAAGGCGTTCAAGCCGGGCCGCGTTTGCTTCAGTCTGTTGTTCAAGGATAGTGATGCGCTCTTCCATCCTTGCCATTCTGGCCACGCTGTACTCTGCGCCGCGTGTTTCCATTATTGCCACGCGTGTCTCAAGCCTGACCATATAGGCCAGAATGCTGGCACCACCCGCGCCTATGGCAAGCACCTGCGCAACCAGAAAATAGATTAAGGTTGAATTTTCCCTCAGCCAAGACTGTGCACCCTCAGGTGCCGGGCGCAGCGGCGCGGCCACGGCGCACCTCAGCCACGGCATTCATCACACCTTCAGCGTGCTTTGCCGTTTCATCCACCATGCGCCGCATCTGCATCACCTGATTGTCAGCCGCGCCAAAGGCCGCGCTGCGCATGGCCCAGATTTCAGCCAGCGCGGCTTCAATGTCAGAGTCCTGCACGGCATCAGGGTCACCACCCTCAAGCGCCGCGCTGATGGCGTCACTGGCGGCCACCACGTGCAGGGCCAACAGCACAGCCTTTTCGCCACCCCTGAAGACAAATTCAGAATAGGCCATGCGCGTGATGTCATTGGGGGTTTCTTTGGCGGCCTTGTGCGCGGCCCGCAGGGCCAAGAACGCCACGCGCTGGCAGAAGACCTTGCTGGCAGCATGTTCTATGATCTTATTTGTCGGCATTGAACAGGTCTCCTATAGTGACATTCTCACCAACCATATCTGGTGGCGGGGCAGGCGTAGGCGGCGGCAGCTTCTCAAGCACCCAGTTATCAGCATCACGGTCAAACACCGCATGGTGCCCCGGCTCTGGGCTTGGCGGGGCCTTGGTGGTGGCGTAGCCGGGCACAATCCACTTGTCTGGCTCAAGCGGGCTCACGTCAGCCATGCTGTCACTGATATACTCCCCGGTGGCCCAGTTGTAATTGTAAATCTTCAGGCCAGCCATAGGTTCTCTCCCTCAATATTTGATGCAGGCCAACAGCGCGATGTTCTTGGGCCGCGTTTCAGGGCTGGCACCGGGGTTGTTGCCCACGGTGACGGCGTGGTCATGGGTGGTGGCCGTGCTGATGGTGCCGGTGACCGTATGGCTGTGCGCGCCCGCGTAGGCGGATGGCATGACGCTCTGGGCAACGTCAAACCCGGTGGCCATGGGTACGACACCACCAGCGATGTTGGCGTTGCGCTGGTCAATGTTGTGAAAGTGGCTGCTCTCAGTGTCAGTGACGCCGCCAGTGAGGCTGTGAGCGTGCGCGCCGCCCGGTGTCACGTCAACCGTATGGGCATGGGTTTCAATGCCGTCAGCCTGACTTGAGCCGATGACGCGGCTGGGGTCAAAGTTGCGGGCGTTGTCCCAAGCACGTAGAAAGTTGCCACGCAGGTCAGGCAGCACAAACGTGGTGCTGCCGTCACCGGGGCCAAACTTGCCCTCTGTCCACGCTGCCTGAGTGGTGGCAAGGTTGCCGCTCACCTGTGCATAGCCCCACAGGCCCGCGTAGGTCACACGTGAAATAGAGCCGCCGTTCAGCCGCAGGAACCCACCGGGTGGGTTGATGCCCGGCACCATCACCACACCGCCTATGGGGAAGTCAGTCAGACCGCCGCCGCCCTGATCGGTGTACAAGAAGCTGCCGTCAAAGAACACCGTGGTGCTGCTACCTGCGGGCAACAGCTTGGTGGCCGCGCCGTCAAGCGTCTCAGCGCCAAACGGGTCAATGGTCACGGCAATGGTGCGCGCTACGATGCGGCACCACCAGCCCGGCAACAGCGTGCTGATGGGGTCTATGGCCACCGTCTGGGCCGCAACGCCGGTCATGTTGAACAGGGTGCCCCAGTCAGACAGGTGCGCCACAGCGCCGCCGCTGGGGTAGCTGATGGCGTAGTTGCCCGCCACGCTGTAGCGGTGCGTCACCGGGTCAATGAAGCCCCTCAGGGCGTTGGCTGCGCCGTCCCAGACGTAATCTTCCCACGGGCTGTTGACATCATTCAGCCAAGCCATGCCCGGCACCTTGTAGGTGGGCAGTGACGGGCCCTTGTGGCCTGAGTGCACGGCATCACGCCAAGCGTTCAGGTCAGACGCCAGACCGGCACCTGACTTTTGACTGGCAATGATGGTGCCGAAATTGAACTGCGTCATATCACCAGTCCCCAGCCTTTAGCTACCCAGTCAAACTTCTTGCTGATCAGCGCGTTGGCAACATTGTAGATGCGTATCCTGAATGATGTGTCACTCTTCTGGTCAACTATCCAGTAATCACCGGCCACAATATCTTGCACCGTGACCACCACCGCAGGCACTACTCTAAAGCGCCCACGGGGAAACACAACGGTCTTGCCCGCCGTGGTTGACAGAATGTCTTCACCCTTCTCAATGCGGTCCTGCATGTCAACCTGCACGGTCAGCAGCTTGACGCTTGGCGTGGTCACTGACCTGATCACGTCAGTGCCCGTGTCTACAACCTTCTTGCCGGTCAGGGTCAATCTAAATTCCATGGCCCACGCCTGCACGTCACTCAGCCTGAACGTCTGCCACTCACCCCAGACGTAGGGCGCGCCAACCAGACTGACCCTGAACTCTGACGTGATGCCCCACTCAGACGCGTCAGTGCTATCCAGCGGGTTGACCTGTGACAGGCTCACCCACTTGGCCATGCTGCTGCCGGGGTTGTAGCCGTAGGCATAGAGGATGATGCTCAGGCGGCTTGATATCTTTTCACCCAGATCAATGCGCTGGGCAAAGTTGTAGGTGCCGGTGACCGGGTAGTAGGTGTTGGTGGGGTCAGGCGTCAGGCGCAGTTCATCAACATCCTGCACGCTGACGCCGGTCTTGACGCCCGCAAACGTTGGATGCTCAGAAATGTTCTGAATGAAATTCAGTTGCGTGAAGCTGCCCACCAGACTGCTGATCATCTTGGCGTTCAGGCTGCTGACGCCCCATGGCTTCTTGGCCTTGATGAAGAACGTGCCGGTGCGCGTGGCTATGGTAGCGCTGTCAGTGACGCTGGTGACCAAGGGTATTGATGCATTCCACGTAGGTATGGGCACCGCCTCAGACGCCCAGCGCAGATCATAAATGATGCCTATGCCGGGCACTGGGTCCCACCGCAGGATGGCCGTGTCACCCGTGATGTTTATCCTGAAGTTGGTCACGTCAGCCGGGGGCAGCGTGTACTCGTTGGTGGCCTTGGCCTCAGCGTAGCCCCAGCCGCTGTAGGTGCCACTGTCAAAGACGCAGCGGCAGCGCACGGTGTAGACGCCGCTGTCCAGCCGCCTGATTTCACCTGACGTGACGTTGGGGCCAAATGACCCACCGCTTGACCACGGGTCATCATCATCAGCGCCTTCACGGTACTGAAGCTGGAAGCTGGTGACCCTGCCGTAGGCCGGGGGCTCCCAACTGACCAGCAGGTAGGCCCAGTAGACGCCGCCGCCATCGGCATAGACGCCATCACTGACCTTCAGGTTGCGCGGCGGCAGGGTGTAGGGGTCAATGGGTACGCTGATACCCTCAGTGTAGTCGGGTATCTGGCCGGTGTCAGCGTCAGCTATCTCAGGTGCATCAGCCACCATCATCAGCCGGTGCACAAAGTTGTCTTCAGGCTCTATGCCGATGACCCTGAAGATTTCGCTGTCTAGGCTGGCGTAGCCAAGCGCAAACAGGTCACCCACGGCGGGCATGGGCATGGCGGTGCCCACCAGCCCCAGCTTGTTGAGTTCCACGCCTATGTAGCCGGGGTCAATGGTGCGCTCAAGGAACGTGCCGCCCGCCAGCCTGAACCTGAACATGTAGTTGGTGGCACCTGCCAGCGTCACGTTGGTGTCAATGGTCACCTCTTGCTTGGCGGCGTCCACCGCCGTCACGCGCCCGCTGTAGAGCCCGTACCTGAAGCTGTCATGGTTGACGCGCACGCGGTCACCCCGGATGAGCGGCAGTGCGTCCCACCCGGCATAGAGGCTGAAGATGCCGGGGCGCAGAATGCGCTGGGCAAGGTGAAAGCGCCCGTGCTTCCAGATGCTGTCAGTGTTGGTGACGCCGGGCATTTCAAAGCCCTCAAGCAACGTGGCGTTGGTCTTGCTGTAGCCGTCGTTGTAGACCACCCGCTCATCTTCACGCCAGCCCTTGGTTTCACTGGGGAAGCGCATGCGGTAGCCATGCGGTATGGGCTCAAGGTCACGTTGCTCTTCAAAGTTCCAGCTATTGCGCGGGGTGAACAACTGGCTGATGGGTACGGCCTGCTCATCCCAGACCACAGACCATTTGCCGTCCCTGAAGACTGGCATGCCGCGCCCGGCAGCACAGATTTCAATGATCAGGTCATAGACTGACATCTGGCTGCGGACTACTTTGTTGTAGTGCCACTTCTGCTGGACGCAGTACGTCCACCATTTCTGAAGCTGCACCAGATCAATCTGCGCTACTGGGAATGGCCGCCTGTTGGCCTTGCACGTCAGCACGTGCCTGAACAGGTCAGCCGGGTTGTTTGACGCCACGTCATTCACCCAAGAGGTGCCGTTGAACGCCACCACCCTTGACTGCACCACGCAGTTGTAGCTGTCCACCACTTGGTTCAGTTGGCCGCTGGCCCTGATGCGTATGGCGGTGACGCTCAGCGGCGCGTCAGCAAACCGCAGCGGCACGCCAAGCGTGAAGCTGCGCAGCGCCGTGAACAGCAGCATGTCAAGAGCGGTCCAGTTGGCGTCTACCCAGTACTTGGTTATCTCAGGGCTTTCTTTGTGGACGCGCACGTCATACTGCCCGGCAGCGGGAAATGTGATGTTGTACGTGCGCCTGACCGTCTTTTGTGTGGATGCGCTAACCTTCATCACAAGGTTGCCAGACCACGCGCCCGCAGCCGCTGGGGGTATTTCGGTGGCCGCCTTGCGCCATTGAATGTAGATGATGGCCTCACGCCCGCTGCGCTGGCCTTCATCTGAGATGACGCCAAGGCCCTGCGGCCATGAGAAATCAAGCCCGCAGCTTACGGTATCGGTGGCAGTTCTTTTTTCAACCCAAGGCGTCACCGCAGCGGTGGGGTAGCCCTGCGCATCAGGCACGTTCTTCAGCAAATCTATGGAAAACGGCTGCTCAAGAACATTGCGGGGGTAGAGCGTGGATGCCGCGTCACCGGCATAGCCGTAGCGGTGTTCAAGTTGGGCTTCTGGAAAGGCGCTGACCAGCGTCTCACCAATCTTGATGCTGTTGGCCTCAATGGCCAGCGCGCCGTAGCCGTTGCAGAACAACTGCCGCAGGTATTGCTCATCACCCACCGTCTCAGTGTAAGGACTGGCGCACAGAGGCGGCGTGATGCGGTGGCGGCCCAGCACCAGCGGTATGGGCTCCCACTGGGTGATCTCATTGCGTGAGCCGAGAATTGAGTAGACTTCCTTACGGTCACTGGGCGTGGGCTTGACCGGCTTGGGCGCAAACAGCTTGTTCAGCAGAAACTTCAGGCCGATTGTGATGCCCGTCAGCAGCAACTGGCCAAAGAAGCCCATGCCAGCAAACAGCGGGCCAAGCAGGGTGGGTAGCAGCGCCGGTATGATGGCCAAGAACGGCCCCTCAGCCACCGGGCGCGCCACGCAGGCGGTGCCTGCCTTGAGCCGCACGCGGTCCCACATATGCTCTGGCACCAAGCTGCCGTCTTGCAGAAAGATGGTGAAGCTGTGCCGGTAGCGCTCACGCCAGCCGCTGTCTTCAATGCTCAGGTCAAGCGCCTCAGCTATGCTCAGGCCCGCTGGCACCTCACAGACGTGGCGGTCACCCTGAAGCGCGTGCTTGAACAGGAAGAACCTGACCATGGTGTCAGGGCCATAGATTTCACCTGTGCGCGGCTCAAGCGGCTTCATCATTGTAGCGGTAGAACCCGTCTATCTGAGT